ATATACCCCGCCGGTGGAGACCCAAGCCCCAGCGCACCCGGACAGACTGCACTCGATACCAGACAGGCCGCGTCTGGCAGATCGGGACGGCGGCGCTGGAGGGCACAGCGCTTGTGCATTGCGTGTGCAACATTTTTATGCACTTGTACGTTTAATCTTGAATATACTATTGACTTGTACGTTTAATCATGTATAATAGTAAATGTACAGAGGATGTACACCACCACACCACCACAAAACAGGAGGACAAAAACCATGAAAAAGACCGTTGATATTATGGACTACTGCAACAAGCTGTTTGCCGCTGACCTTTTCGCGGGCATCGTGCTGGAAGAGGACTTCGACACGGGCTGTAACTACACATGGAGCGCCGCCGGTGATGACTGGGCGGACAAGTTCCGCGCTGAGCTTAACGGCTACATCTCCGCCGGATGCTGTGCAGAGCGTGCCGCCGACTACCGCAAAGCCCTTGCTATCCTCGACGAGATGGAGCAGGCCGCAGCAGAGCAGAGCAACGCCCCCACCGCTCCCGACTATACCGCACTCGCTGATACCATCCGCGCCGAACTCAACACCCGCCACGATCGCAGCGCATGGAGTAAGGCCGTCACGTTGTACGCTCTCGACCTGCTGGACGATGTGCAGGAGGGTGCGGACAATATGGAGCGCCTGCCCCTTGACGGTGCAGAGCTTGAGCGGTGGGCGCTCAACGGTGCAAGCTGCTGGGAACAGTACAGTAACGGCGGTTGCTCCATCTGCTATAATGCCGATATCGCCGCCCGTGTCTGCACTCCCTCTGAACTCAAGCGCACCGACGGCGGCATGAACAACCCCAACAGCCGGGAAACGTGGCTTGATGTACAAGCCCGCGCACTGTACCAGGCTTGCAACCGTATCCGCACCATCTGCCGCACCAACGGCCTGTATTGCAAGGGGGTGCAGTAATATGCTGGTACTTGATGCAAGCCAGTGGGCCGCCCTCTGGTACGTGGGCGGCATGATATCCGGCGCGCTCGTTATAATCGCATTTCTCAACAGCTAATAAGGGGGGCTAAAAAATGACCACGTTTGAAGAAAAGGTGAACGCATACCGCGAAAACAAGCGGCTGATGGAAGAGCTAGAAGCAATGAACGACGCTGTAAAGGCTGAAATAATTGATATGATGCACGGCGCGCCGGAAATGGTGCAAGGCACTACAAAGGCCATTTACAAGGACGTTCAGAGCGTCCGGCTTAATAGCAAGCTACTCAAGACGCTGCACCCGGACGTATATGCAGAGTGTAGTAGCAAAACCAGCTATAAGCGTTTTAGCGTGGTATAAGGGGGTGCGACAAGTGATATTCTCCTGTATCCTGTTCTTCTTCTGGTTTTTCTCTGCGCTCTTTAAGGCCAGCAAATAAGAAGCATTTCACCCGGTCAGAAATGGCCGGGCTTTTCTTTTGCCTTGCATCTGATGAGGGTGCAGGGCTTTTGTTTTGCCCTGCTGCAATACAGCCACACAAAAGCGTTTACAGCGCGTTTTGTGCAGTCAATGCAGTTATACTACCCACGCCACAAAACAGCGTACAGGGCTTTACAGAGGCGTTTCCTGCGATTGTGCCCGCTCAACCGCCAACGATAACAGACCGATACAAGCGGCTATAATACCGCCTGTGCAATGCTGGAGCATATCACAGCGCCGCATTGCCTCCAGCGCATACCAGATACCACCGCCACGCCGGACGCTGCACAGGCCAGCACAGCCGCCCTATTATAATAATGTATATAAGGGGACAGCGGTGCGCCCCTGTTATAGATCCATGCCGGACAGTGCAGCAGATTGCAGACCATGCCAGCCCGGCGGGGTCAGCTCCTGCCGTGTGTGGATCGCTGGCAAGTGCTGCACCCGGCGGGACAGTCCAGCGGCAGGGGGGCGCGGCGGGCGACGCGGAACCATTGGCGGCTACCGCCGCATCTCTTTTCGGGCTTTCGCCCGATAGCTAATAGAGGTGAGCAATAGTCGTAGCGTTCCGGCTGGAATAGTCGTAGCCAATAGTCGTGGAATAGTCGTAAATTCGTCAGATGACCAGCTTTTGAAAGTCCTATATATAGTATAGTAACGAGCAGTCCGCTGATAGTTGCAGAGTAATAGTTGTAGCGTTTTCTTGCGAATCATCGTCAAATAGTCGTGTATTTTTTGTATGAAATAGTCGTTCGCCTTTTAGAGAAAGAGAGATGCGATAGTCGCTAAGTAGTCAGACACCCCAAAAATCAATATGTGTCAAGACACCTTTCAATTTTATTCTCGCCCAGTCATACCAAATTCGTATGCCAACGGTACTTATTATAATATACACTCATATATCATAGTAACTATCTAGGGATTATTCTGCTGTAATGGTCGTACCGTTCGATTCGGTCTGTTCCTGCTCGATTTAATTCCCAGTAGTACACTATGGCATCTTACTCAATCCATGGCATTCTACTAGGAATAGTCTATGCAACATTTCTACATATTCAACCGACTACAAAATGAAGTCAATTCTCCATGTCTGGAATAGTCGTATACCATCCACCAGTCCGAACCTCACTCCAGTTCTTGCCTACGGTCTGCTCTGCTGGCTAACGGTGTAGCTTTGGAGATAGAGGGTTGTAGGGGGAAAGAGCCTTTGCAAAGCATTTGGTTGTCGTTTCCAGTTGTCGTAGTTGTCGCACCATTTTGGCGTGGGGGCCTCAAACAATTTATTTGTTTGAGGGGGGAGTTAGGGGGATTATAGGGGGTAATAGGGGTTGTAGGGGAAAGAGGTGGAAGAAAGGGGGGAAGATTGGATGCAAACGCATCATGTGCATCCATTTGCATTCAAACGCATCACGCTGATAGTCGTAGCCATATCAGCCCAAACGCCACTCGATCGAGACGGTTTCTGTGCAAAATCAGGCTTTGCCGTTTTCTCTCGATAAATAACATATGAAAAAAGCACGGAATAGTCGCAGAGGGTAGTTTTACCACCTGATACCATTCCATGCTTTCTGATACGTTTGTTGATTGGAGATTTTAGCGGAGATTAGATTCTGCCATCTGCTTGCATCTTGCGCATACGCTCCGCAGCCTCTTCCTTCTGCTCTTCCGTCATAATTCTTGTGGTCGCAAACCGTACAAGGCGTTTGGGCATCTCATACCACTTGCCGTCCTTGTCCTGTTTGACCAGCTTGTACGATGCAGGCTCACGTTCGCACAGTTTGTCAAGCTTGCGCATATACACCGGGTCAGCGGTATAAACCGATGCAGTATCTTCCGCTGCATTGAAGTTGACGATGGTCTCTTGTTCCAGTCGAGTGATATTCATAATCGTTTTCCTCCGTTTGTTGATTGATAAAAAATATTTATTGGGTTTAGACGGTAACTTTATCGCCCAAACCCTGTTATCTGTTTTTCTTGCCTATTCTACTGTGACGATACGAGTTCTACTGTGACGATACGAGCGCAGAAGCGATGTTAGGCCGCTATCACTCAATCGCTTCGTATGTTTTCTCGAAAATGTCAGGTTTACACGGGTAGATTTCGCCATTTACGCCACGAATGATATAATCGCCAGTCCTCGCAATCATAGTCCCTTCAAGCGTTTTAATCTCGCACCACGCAGGGTCATCGTGAAACTTTCCGAAGCCATGCGTGATAATATCATTGCTACTTACTGCATCCCAGAACCAATCTTCACCAACAAGTCCTCGTGCATTGAGCTTGAATGCTTCGATAATAACTGGTTTCTTGCGGTATTTCATTTTTATTCTCCTCTCGTTACATCCACACGCATTCTTTGAACTGCTGTGTTTCCATCTGGAACGTGATGTCCAGTGACCCCACGTTGCCCTCTTTGTTCTTCTCAAGCGCAAAGTGATAATGCTGCTCTGGTCGCTTTTTCGTGGTCACGTTCTGTGCCAGCAGGATGATTGCGTCTGCGTCCTGCTCGATTTGCCCGGATTCTCGCAGGTCTGCGGCGGTCGGTGGGATTCCTGCTCTTGCGGTCTCTCGATTGAGCTGTGCAAGTGCTACCACCAGCGTTCCTGTGGACTGCGCAAACTCATGCAGTGCCATGCTGATTTCCGTGACGGCACTGTATCGGTCTTTCGCTCCAGCTTGATGGATCAGCTGCAAATAGTCGATGAATACCACTTTGGCTTGCATCCTGATGGACTGCGTTCTAATCCACCCTACGCTCTTACCAGCGGCAGAGCGGACGAACAGCGGATATTTCTTGATGGCTGCCAACCTGTCAAGCTCGTTAATGCTGACGGTCTTGTTTTTGACCGTGTGCAGCGGTACGCCTAGCTGGTTTGCGATAATACGAGCATAGAGCGTGTCTGGGTCGGTCTCTAGGCTAAAATACGCCACCTTGCGTCCGTTCTTGGCTATTTCACAGGCAAGTTGCAGGGACAGAGCGGTTTTACCTGCGCTGGGTCTGCCGCCGATCACAACGAAGTTTCCCGGCACAAGGTGCAAGTTGTTGTCAAGCACTCTAAGCCCTGTACTGATATACTCCGGCTTATCATCCAACTTGCGGATGTAATTGTCTATACCATCACACATCGGGATGAAATCGCTTCTCTCGTTGTGCAGGTTGATAGCTTCGCCTAGCCGCTCATAAATACCTGTCAGGTCTGCGTATCTGGTCGAACCATCAACGATTTTGAACGCAATCTCTCTGGCTCTGGACAATGCTGCTTGTTCTTTGACGATTCCAGCCCATCCAAGCATCATTTCATGGGTGACGTTGCGGATGAACCCTGCACCGAAGGCATCCAAGCATTCACCCATTGCTTTCTTGCAGTTATCGTACCGTCCAATAACTTCTACCGGGTTCCACTTGTCGTTGTGTTCCCAATAGCCACGAATGGCAGCGAATGTATCACGAAGTTCAGGGCAGAAATCGTCGATTCTAAGGTCTTGTAGCACATCGGCATACTCAGAGAACGTGAGGACTGCCCCCAGCAGAATGTATTGGGTCTGATTTTCAATATTCACCGCAGAAAGTCTCCCTCGTCAGGCAATTCAGCCATTGTCTGCTGATAGCCACCGTTCCAGTCCTTCACGTTACGCATCCAGTTCCGTGCAGCAGCTTTCCAGTCCTTCATAGGCGATTTACCGACCTTCCAGCCATTTGCCGTGAAGTGGTCAACAAACCGCTCTGCTTCCGCTTCCATGTAGCCCTTCTCGAAAAAGTATTCTTTGGCTTGCTCGATAGTCGGAGCTTTAAAGCGTTTGACTTCGTTGGTATTTTTCTTTTCACATTTTTCTTTTTTATCAGATTCAGATACAGAATCAGATACAGATAAGCTACCATTCGTATCAGTTGGTATGTTTGGTATACCATTTATACCATTCGTATCCTGTGATACCATTGGTATGCTTTCGTATTTTTTATCGTTCCAACGCTTGTTTATATTTTTCTTGTTTGCTTCTCGTCTACGTCTATCACGTTCTTCCATCTTCTGCACGTTCATATCATCGAACGCTTTAACAACTTTCCAGAGCATCCGCATAGCACGGTCGTTGTCGTACGCTGGCTCAAGTCCAGTCTCAACATACTGCGCATAGTTGCGGACGAATGCTCCAAATTCCTCGTCTGTCAGCTCGTCCATCGCATGAACGTGTTCCAACAGAAGAATCATTGATGTTCTCGGCTTGTGTTCCTGCTCCATACTTAATCCTCTTTGTAGCGTTTGTTCCATGCTTCGATGGCTTTTTCCTTTCCAAATGTTGCAGAAGTGCTTACCCCGCATTTTCCGCAGACTACCCAACTAGCCATGTTAATGTCAAGTGGATGAAGCACTTTTACAGTCGGTGGTTCCGCACCGCAGAACGGGCATCTTTTAAGTTCTTCCATTTTTTTACCCTTTTCGTCCATGTTTATGTTCTCTTGCTCCTTTTCTTGATTTTCTCACCCGGAATCATGTAGCGAATGTTCGTACGCATACTCCGATGCCAAGCCACCATCTTATCATGGTCTTTCCTGTTGTTCGGTGCTACACGAAAGAATGCCGCTGGGATAAGTAAATAAAGCTTATTGCTCATTTTTCGCCTATAAATCTGTTTCAGATGCTTCTTTGATAAGTTCTTCATTTTCTAAACCCCTCTCTCGTTCTCATAATTCGTTTGCAACCTTCATGTAGCTTTGCGGCTTTACGATATACAGGTCGATTGTGCTTCTGCTTGATGTAACCGCACTGCGTTTCGGATTGTCTGATAGCATTTGCAAGCTGTTCAATTGATGCAGCACATCGGTTCACCGCTTCTGTTATCGCTTCTACTAGCGCTTCAAATTCATCCATCTTTAATCCTCCTTACGCATACCATTTCGGCGCTTCGTCAAATATTTCCACGCCTTCTGTAAAGCCAAGCCTATCTAAGGTTTCGCACATAATGCCATCCATCACGCCATGCACACGCTCCTCATCATCTCCGTATGCTCTGTACGCTTCTCGCATGGCAGCTGTAAACGAGTCAATCATATCTTGCGTAATAACGATATTGTTTTCCATAAGCCCTCCTATACCATCGGAAACGTCATCCAATGCGTCACAGTCACATCTTTCGGCAGTCTCTCGCCTATCTCATCCCAGAACTGACCGTCTGCGTAACAACCAAGAAAGTATGCTGTCGGCGAGATTCCTTGCAACATTTTTCCATCTTTATCACGCCACGTTGTCTTAGTCGCAAGCAACAAAGGTTGCGTTCGCTCTCGTGGCGTTTCGCTTGCTGGATGCCAAAGGGTGTTAGCCATTTTTATACCCCGCACCAGCAAGAACGATTACATATCCAATTAAGAAAATAGCAATATTGATAACCGCACAAGCAACAACCTTGATAACGGTGCTATCAATATATTCGTCCAAAATTTCCCAAAGGATACATCGCTCAAACAGATAAATAGGCGATACAAACAATATACCCACCATCGTTGTCAAAACGATGCCTAAAGCGACCTCATATATCAGCATTGACTTTTCTCCCTTCAATTCCCGTCCTATACGCCGTCAGGACGCATCTTTGCAAACGCTAGCAGACCGCACAAGGCACGTTTGGCGTTGCCTTCTGTGGCGTTCCAGTAGTTGCTATCGTCCACATCGTCGCCTAGTGCAGAAATAGCCTTTTCAAGCATCGGGATGCTCTCTGCGCCTGTTTTGCCATAGATGGAGCGGATGCCCTTGCTACCCAACACATCGTCACGACGAAAGTGCTTTCCATAATTATAGGTGATATTAAGCCACAGTTCCTTTGTTCCTCCAATGGAACGAGTACCACCAGCAACAAAGTGCGTATCATCTACTTCAAGCGTTTCATGCGTTACAGGGTCGCACAACGAAATATCATAGCTCATTTCCTCATCCTTTCGCCAGCCATACAGCCAAAAATCCACCGCAAAAGGTAACGGCGTTGATAGTCACCATTATTATCGCATGAATAATTGTTGAGCGTTCTGGATGCTTCCATGACCATTCAATTGAAATGCTATCGGTCATATCCCAAAGAAACATTTCAAAAAGCGTAATAAAGGATCCAACAAATAATGTTATAATTGACCCAAGAACAAATATGGCGAGCGTATCTTTAGTTGTCATTTTCTCTTTTCTCCCATTCCTTGCATCCACGTTCGTCCCATACGAAGTCTGCAACGTGTTCTGACTGGTCGTTCACGCACACGCCCTCCGGCTCTGCGTACCATTTGCAAAAGCCGCAGGATGGCTCAGATTTGTTCTTGCAGGATTCTGCTGTGCATCGGATAGCCTTGCCAGCGGAGAACTGCTTGATGCCCATGCAAGAGCAATGTTCTGTGGTGCAGTAAACATCCATTATCTCTCCCCTATCTTTCTTCTTCTGTTGGCATTGAACCGCCCGATCACTCGCTTATACTCTGCATAGCACTCCGGGCAAAGGTCGCCTGTGTCCCTGCGCCACGCCCAGTCCTTGAAGTATTCATCGGGGTTCATCATCCTGCCACCCAGAACCGCTCCGCAGCGGTCGCACACTCGCTTGTGGTAGATTCCTCTGTCAGTTTGCATTAGCGCTCCTTTTCATCAAATTTCTTCTGCATCTTAGTTCTCAACGCTTCGATACGTTCCTTGTCGTCAGTGATAATCTCATACTTGTCGTCAGACCAGCCAAGCGGAACGTCTTCCGTGTATTCGATATAGATTTTTTCCGGGTGCGTAGGTGGCTCATAGGGAAACGTCACGTTTTTGCGAAAGCGGCTACTTGTAAACCACGTAAGGCCACCGTTGTCGGAATAAGCGATTGCGTCAATGTCATGTACTTCAATCGTGTTACCTTGTGCATCAGTGGTCTTGAATACGCTTGAGCATCGTTTATTTTGGAAGCATTTTCGCCCCATTTCGTCCGACACGTTAATCCATTCATCATCTTCGCCAGTCAGCGGAGTAATCGGCTTAAAGCGCAAAAGTCGCTCCAGAATAGACATTGCATATCCAGCGGTAAATCCGCTATGGCCTTGACTTGCAAAAAGTTCAATAATGTCAAGAATGTTCTTATTGATTGCATTCTGCAACCCGTCTCCGTCTTTTGTAATACGTGCAAGTTCTGATTTTGCATATTCTACGGAACTGCTCATTTTATTTTTCCTCCCCAACATCCTTAAATAGGATTTCTTTGTCGGCTTTCCAGTCTTTGATTTTGCACGGAATGTCCGTGCCGGGTACAGTCTTTTTCAGACCATCCATTTGCCAGACGTTCCACGAGATGATGTCTGAGATACAGTCAAGGGACATAGGCATACAACCGATTTCCAACCTTTTAGCATCAAACCGATACCTAAAATTCTCGATCAGCGTCAAAAACAGGTTGCACCTTGCCAGCAAGAGATTGTCCCCCTGCCACTCATAGCCGTATGTTGATGCGTAGGCACTAATTGCCCAGCACATCCACATATCGTAGTCATGGAACTGCTCTGCCAGAACATTCAGCTTCCTATCCAGCAGACCGATTCTGTCCGGCACGGCAATCATCTGCCCTGTTGTGGTATCGTATCGGCTTGTGAGGAACGGCGCTTCGCCACAGGTGATTTCAAGACAAGTTTTGCTGATGTACTCCTTCCAGCCCTCGCCCTTCAGGTCTTTTTCGGCAACGTCTGCCATCTTCTTGCAAACCCAAGTCGGCGTAAACACCTCTGCTTTCTTGCTGGTGCGCTTCTTCTGGTCTGCAAGCCGTTTCTGCACACGAGGGACAAGTTGAACCTTGTCTAGCTGTTCCAGTGTGATTTCATCTACAAAGCCCACGCCCAGTTCAGGCGGCGGGTCTGTCGCCCAGATGATGTTCTTGCCTGTCGTGTGGTCTTGCAAGAGGACAGGCAGGAACGTGCGTAGGCATGGGTCGGAGAAATCAATCAAAGTTCCCATTGGTCAGCCCTCACCATGATTTCGTTTTTCTCTTTCAGCCAGTCCTTGACGCAATGAAAGCAATGCTCACGGTTCTGACAACGCTCCGGGTCACGATGTTTGATAAGCTCGCAGATGCCCCGCGTAAAGTTTTCTGCAATATCTTCGTCCGTCATAGAGCGGATAAAATCGCCGTTAGTCATGTTCTCCCACCTCTCTGTACTCCACGTCAATCCCTTTCGGCAAAGCCGTCTGGTACTTCTGAGCCAACTGCTCTGCGCTCTGGGCATCGCCGAACGGCTGTTCAGGCGGCGCAACAGTAACTTCCACGTTATCACGCATACCAAAATAGTTCTTGGCTCGGAAAATCCACTCTGCCGGGTTCTCCTGACCATACATACCGTTGTACGCCCACATGGATTGCATTTGCAGAATCAGCTTCAGGATGTACTTCTGCTGCAAGCTATCGTCACGGCGTTTACCCGCCATAATCTGCTTCAAACTCACCCATTCGATGCCAAGCACCAGTGCAATCCATTCCACCACTGGAGAGATTCTAGCTTCGATGCAAGCGTCAAAGAAGAAGTCAAGACGCTGCTGCACTTCAATCGGGTTGTTCATGTCCACGCTTGGAAGATCGCCAAAATACTTGGCTGCAATCATGCCGATGACCTTCTTGTCCTCTTCATTACCGATTCTCGACTGCAAATCGCCCGTGTTCATCATCTTAGATTTCTCGATAGCCAACTCTTGCTGTTCTTTCACCTTTTTACTCACCTGTGATCGGATAGATTTCCGCTTGTTAAGCATCTGCTGTTTCTTCTTCTCACGCTTTTTCTCGCGCTTCGCAGCGGCTTCTTCTTTCGCCTTTTGCGCCCGCTTCTCACGCTTTTTCTTTTCAGCTTCGGTCAGCGGCGGTCTGCCACGACCACGCTTCGGGGGTGTTGCCATGCATCAGACCTCCTTCGGTGGCTTTGGGAGCGGCATCCAATGGGTTACATTTTCAAAAGACGCACATTCCCTTGCTTCGCACCAATAGCCGCTAGAACAAAAAAATGCAGCCCAAATCCCAGCCTTTTTATCGTAAGCGAGAACATAATCGCTCATGTAATCGTCCTTTGGAACATCAGGAAGTCTATCTTCAACACTAATCCATTCGTTCACGTTCTCACCTCTTCATCTTTGTTTCGATGCTGCCCAGTTTCCGTGCAATCCACCAGACGGAACAGCAACCGTCCAACTGCCGCCACCAAGCGCACTTTTCTTTTTCGCATACGCACCGACCAAGCGGATTGCTGGTCATCTTCATCGGGCAGTAAAGTTCGTTGTCCATTGGTTATTCCCCGTTCATCTCATAACATTTGCTGTAGTTCTCGTTGAATCCCAAACACCAAGCTAACTCGGAAGCCATTTTCTGATAAATGCCTTTCATATTAAGCTCAGTTTCGGATTTCGCACAGCCACTATAAAGACCATACAGAAAAGCCAGCCTTTCACGCCCTATCATGTTGATATCCTGAATCATCATTTCCACCCCATCACAACAGCCGTACAAACGGCCAGACACACGTTGACGAACAACCAGACGAGCATTGCCTGCCGTTCTTCAAACAGGTTGTCTGCCATGTCTTTGATTGTCCGTTCGGACTGAACTACCACCGCCAGCAGGACTAGGCAGACCAGCCAGCGAGTTGCAAATTCAAACATCATCGTTACCACCTGTTCATAATTTTAAATTCTCTCATGTGAAGTTTCTCGCCGCAAAACGGACAAATCCTTTCCTCTTGGAATTCTTTCTTTTTCATATATGCTTCATGCTTCACGGATGTCATACATCTATCGCAAGAATAGGTCAAAATGAAGTGAACCGGCTTTTCTTCTTGCTTTTCTTTTGGATAAATCTTTTCTTCAAATACATCGTACAGCTTTTGGAAACCAGCTTTTGCGCTCTTTACCCACATATCGTGCCCGGCTTCTGCTTCCTCTTTGCTGTCATATCCTCGAACAACAATCCACTCCCCGCCCCTAAATTGTTCGTGTTGAATCGCCGTTTCGTAATTCCAATCCCTATCGTCAACAGCGCAAGTGTCAATGTGATAGCCATTTACGGTATCTTCCTTCAGTTCTCGATCATAACGAGGCCGTTGATTCATAAATCCAAAAAGCTCATTTGAAAAATCAAACATTGTTATCTCCCATCAAATCGTCCATGCTCAACTGACCGCTGATGTTGTCATCTTCCATCCACCAGCGAAAAACGTCCATGCCGGTCTGCCAGTCGCACGGCAGGCATTTTGCTTTTCTAACATCAAGCATTCGCTCAAACGCCGAGATATACATTTTCTCGTAGGCAGGCCAGCGCACAAACTCACGCTGTCTGCCCCCCCTACCAGCCATAGGACAGCCGATGCAGCCAACACGCTTCTGCCCTTCGCAATACAGCGGATTGATGGGCAGGTGTTCGCTGTGCGTGTAGTCCCACACATCATCGTCAGACCAGTCCACGATCGGATTGGCGGTCATCTTGCCCTTGAGGTTGCAGGTCTCGAACAGTTGCCGTTTTTCATCGTTGTCGCCCATCAGGATGATTCTTTTCGCAGGGTCTTTGTGCATCAGTTCCATCACGCCACGACTATTTTTGCGCCGTGCAGATTCTGCCCACCGAACGCCTGTGGCAATAAACCGATTCTTTCCTGTGTTTTCCTTCAGAACATCACAGCAATACCGTACAAGTCTTGTTGGCGGCATCAGCTTTTGCGGAATCAGCGTCCACATGGACACAGGCTTGTCCTTGTATCGTGGCATAACGATGGAGCATTTGATCCCACGCTCTTCCATCGCCTTGAACTGCTCACGGATGAAATAGACCGTCTCCGGCGCATCTGCGGTGGTGTGACTGTTGACCACCTCGAAGTTGATTCCTGCACGTTCAGCCAACGCTACAAGCACCTGTGAATCCTTACCGCCAGAGTATGTGACCATGAGCGGTTTCTTGTACCGATGCTCGGATAGCCGCGCAGCGTCCTGCAATCGTGCAATGGCAAGCTGTTCCTTATCCATCAGCTCCACCTTTCTCTCAGCTCTTTTTCGACCTGCTCTGACTTTGCTGTGATGTAATCCGCGAACTCGTCAGGGGTCATGTCCTCTTCTTTGAACTTGCCGACCATCTCCCAATACCTGTCGCCAATGCGGATGATTTTCTGCACCTGTTCATCGGTCAGGTCTGCATCGCACCGAAGGTTCTGAATCAGTGCGCCCCATGTAGCGGCGATGCCATCCAGAGCCATGCGAAAGCCGTACAACTGGTTCTGTCGTGCGATTTTGCGGAGGTTGGTCGACTTGACCTGTTTGCCGCACAGTGGGCAGTTTCCAAATTTATTCATCCGACTGCTCCTTTGTTCCAAGGCGATAGAGCCAACGATTGTATTTAGCGATCTCAATTTCGCACTCCGCAACGCTCTTCGGTGCCGGGTTTGCTTCGTCCAGTGCACGGCGCGGCTTCAACGCAGTCTGTGCCAGTTCGGATGCTTCTTCTGCCACCTGTGCCAAGATTTCCGTCTTAGGCAGAATGTCTGAAACTTTCTTACTCACTTTTGTTCTCCTTTCAGCCAGTCGTTCAGCTTTTCCATGCAAGAAGGGCATAGGACAATCGGTTCCTCATCATAAGAAAAAACTTTCTTGTCTGGTACAGCGTAGCATTTTGTAATAGCATTGTTCGCTTGTTCGTCAGATTCGACGCAAAATTCTATCCAATCCGGGTGTCGGAAACTTTCTCCGCACCTATCACATATCATTGTCATGCTCTTTCTCCAATCTCTTTAGCAGCTCATCAACGTCATACCGCCAATGGACACGCAGCCTTTTTGCTTTGACCTCTATCCCCTCTTGCTCTGCCCACTGCCAAGGGATGCTCTTCCGGCTCTCGTTGTAACGAAACGCTAGAACCTTGCTGGCAGGGATTGCAAAGGTGCGGTTGACCGCCCTGTAATTGACTATCACATGGGCGGTCTGACCGCTGTACCCCATTGCATCCACCATGTCTGTGATGTGCTTTTCCTTGCGGTATTTGCACTTTGCCTTGTCATACTTGCCGAACACCTTTTCCAGAGGGATAGAGGGCGTTTCTATGGTTTTCAGTTCAAACAGGTGGTTCATCGGGTATCGGTACACAAGGAAGTCGCAGATGTTTTCGATGGAAAAGGACAGGTTCTCGTTTCCGCCGTAGTAGGTTGCAGCACTGTCTTTCAGGCGGTAGCACCACGCATCGGACGGGACGGATGCTTTGAAGTCCGCTTCAAACTGCTTGCCGGTGTTCATACGTTGTCCTCGATTTTTTTGGCTTCTCTGATACGCAGTTGGGCAAGTTCGCTATTTGCATATCGCAGTTGCCAGCTACCAAACCAGCCTTTGTGAACAATTTTTCCGGCGTAGTAAACAAACTCCTGCTTCATCAAGTCATCAAGTGAAACGATGTAACTGCCAGGCTTATACTTTCTTTTATTCATCCTCGTTCACCTCTAAATTTATGGAATATGAGTTGTCTTGTCAGAAGGTTTTTCCATTTCCTTCATGATTCGCTTGTGTTCTTCGATTGTCATATTGTTCGGGTAGAATCGCTTGTCCACCAGTTCAAACGGTTGCATATAGTGGTCAAGAACATCTCGTGCTTCTTTTCGTGCTTTTTCTGCACACATTTCGATGTATTCTTCTTCGGTCATGTTGTAATCGGTAATGCAATCGAGCACCGAAGAAAACCGGCACAGCAGACCATTAGGTTGTCTTGCAATGAAAGCTCCCATTTATCGTTCACCTCTAAATTCACTTCCAAGAAATCGTTTCTTGCCACGTTCCCGGTGCTTGTCCTCATAATCACGGTGGTACACGCTCTGGCTGTGGTTCAGTTCATACACGAACGCCTTGCGCTCCTCAAAGTCTTTCTTCTCTGCCTTGTACTTCTCGCAAGTGTCGTGGCAGGATTGGTGGCGTGATATGCAATCTTTGCAACAAGTAATCATTCTTCGCCAAATCTCCTTTTTGTTACAGCCATCGGGAACTCTTCGATTTCGCTTGCCCAGCGTGCAGTACCCTCGCCATATGCTCTTTGCCAGACCAGAGGGAAACCACCCAGACCATCGAATAGGCTACCCAGTGTAGGCTTTTCTTTTAGGTAAGGGCGCATCCTTTGCACCAGCCAAAACCATTGTGGCAAAGCGATTGAGTTGCCTAGAGCCTTGTACCGTGGGCTGTCAGCGTATTTGTGCTTCTTTCCTTTGCTATCCGTCCAGTCACCAATGTCGGTGTATCTGTCCGGGTAGCCTTGTAGCCGTTCACATTCAACAGGGGTCAAGCGGCGAACAATCCAGCGGATTGTTTTTTCTGCAATCAGGCATTCGCTGCCATTGCCGATGTTCCCTGCTTTCGCTTTCAAGGTTGAGCATTTGTTGCTTTCTTTGTAGCTGCTGAACAACTGTTCGTTGAAAGTCTTGCGTTCGATAGCAATAGCCGTGTAGTCTGTGATTCTGTTTTCGTGGTCGCCTGTTATGGTTGGACAAGTTCTGCCGTCACCATTTCCACGTGCATCAAATATTTTTCTTTCCGTGACCATTGGAATATACCCGCCGCCCATGCCCATGCTTGCTGAAAGAGTAGGACAGATTCCAGTTTGTGTTGCAGTTGCATGTGCCTGGTTACTTTCCAAGACTACCGGTTGTGCATTGCTTTCAAACACAATAGGTTGGTGTCCGTGTTCCGCTGCCCGCAATGTTCCAGTCACGTTATAAGACACGCCCATTACTCCACCACCTTGGTCGTTCAGAATTGGAACAGGTCGATCGTTTCCAGCAATGCGGCTTCCAGCAGCTCCGGGAGCTTCTTCCCACGCCTTGATGCTCTCGTCAAGATTCCCTGGCACGCCCGTGCGCTCAAATAATATTTCTGTGGCACGTTGTCCTCTAAAATCTGCGACAAGAGCAATTCTTTTACGGCGTTGGGGGACTCCCCAGTATTGAGCGTCAAGCTGTCGCCAAGCCAAAGACCATCCGTTTCCGGCGATTGCTCCCGCTTTGCTCCATCTGCCCCCCCTACCCGAAGGTCGAGGAATTGAAGCGTTTGGTTGCTCCACGCGGGCAAGTTCTTCCAGCACGGCTCTGAAATCTTCTCCTCCGTTGGAACTGAATGCTCCGGGTACGTTTTCCCAAACAGCGAAAGTTGGATACATTCCATTGGTTGCTGTCCTCATTTCCTTGATGATTCTTGCGGCATCCAAAAACAGCACGGAACGGTTGTCGTCAAATCCAAGCCTTTTCCCCGCCATAGACAAGCCCTGACAAGGACTGCCAAACGTGATGCAGTCCACAGGCTCTATCTTGTCGCCGTGAATCTTTGTGATGTCGCCCAAGTGTTTCATCTTTCCAAACGCCCGTCCAGCCAGATAGCACAGCTCTTATATAAGGTAGGCGGTCAGGACTAAGTAACTTCCTCGCAGATGGTTTCGAGTTCTTCTACGTCTTCTGGAGCAAAGACGAGAGACGCACCATTACTGTCATATTTCTTTTCTTCCCAAACTGCTTTGAACTTTTCAAAATCGTTCTTGTATCGAGGGAATGGATGCGTTTGCTCTGCGTAATAAACGCCCATCATAACTTTTTCGTCATCTTCTGGCTTCCAGCTTTCGAGATGATAGCTTTCGTGGTTGTCGTATTCCCAAAGGGACAGTTCAACAATCAATCCAGAAAAAGCATCGTACATCTGTTGAAGACTTTCGAAATCCCGATAAACCAGCCCTTGCCCCTTGTGAGATTCTTTGATTTGTTCGATGCTTTTCCCGCCAGTTTTCAGGCGGCAGCGAACTACTTTCGGACGGTAAAACATAGTGTTCCTTTCTCGCTTTTTGTCCCGGTAGCGTAACCGTTAGTCAAAAGGGAGTGAACCGTCGTCCTCAATCACGGAAAAGTCGTCGTTCCCGCCCTGCGAGTAGCCGGAGCCAGACCCACTAGCCAGCGTTTTCTTCGGCCTGACCTCATAATCGCCAGAACGAATCTTGTCCACGCTGGTAAAGCGGTCAACGACCAGCTTTGTTTTGATGTTGCCATCGTTGCCCATGTACTCTTCCTCACGGAGAACCACGCCGACCAGCTTGCCACGCAGGGTCTTCTCATCGTTGTTGAATTTGTAGCCGGGATTGGACTGCTCCACAGCGGTGATGAAGCCCTTGAAGAACGGCAGTGCCTTCTCTTTGTAGCTCTTGATGGTCTTGCCACCCCACGCCCATTCGCCCGGATTCAGCTTGCCACGTTCGATAAGAGAAGCGGTCTGCTCACGCCAGTAACCCTTGAACTCGCCTTCTGCGACTTCCCACTCGATGTTCAGGCGCTCCTTTGCGGGTTCATCCGTTGCCTTGCAGATACCGGCAACGTAGCCGCCAACAGGAAGGTCACGGCGCTCAGTGGCTTCTTGCACGTCATTCCAGTTGATGTTCTTCATCTGTTATTCTCCTTTGTTATCCGGCTGAACCGGGATGTTGTAATACTCACGGATGGTCTTGTCTACGGCGGCGAGGTCGTTCTCGATCAGCGCATCGCTGAACATCCCAAGAGGGGTTTTCACGGTGTCCATTCCATCATTGCGAGTGCTGAACAGGTATCTCCCATCCTGCACAACGGTTTTCAGAACGATGGTGAAGTACCCTTCCACGCAGACCTTCTCGTCTAGCAGCTTTCCGATGGTCTTGAACTTCTCACCACCGTCTCCGTCGCGCTCGCTGTGCCCGAAAAAGTAGACCACCACATCGTCCGGCAGTTCCTTCGCCCGCATCAGCAAGGCGTTGAAGTTAGCTGCCATGTCGGTAAACTTCTGGTATCCGGCAACCTTTGCGTTCCGCATGAACTCGCCAGTCATAAGATAGGTGGCATCGTCAATGACGATAGACTTACGCTTGGTGCTGTGGATTGCGGCATCAATCTTGCCGTAGTCGTTTGTGATATAGGTTTTCATGTTGCTGCGGAACGGCAGCGGCTTTCCAAGCACGTTGATAACCGCAACCTGTTCCGGGTCAAAGTTCCGAAGCGAAGCGGATTTACCGCTGCCGGAGTGACCGTAGACCATTACTAATACTGCCATTTTTCTTTCCTTTCTTCGGCTTCATTAGGCTTCATTGTTCTTACTTTGGCTTAACTTGGCTGTACAAAATCAGCCAGCCATCAGCTCTGCCAACTGTGCACGGAGATCTTTCAGCTCCGCTTCCCTGTCCTCGATTTCAGACTGCAAGTCCTTAATCTCAGCCAGACGGTCAGCTTCTTTGGCTTCTGCCATCTGCTCGTTGGTCATAAAATACACGCCGTCCTCCGGCTCGGTCACGCCACCGAATCTGTCAAGGTTAATCATCTTTTGGTCTCCCTCTCTTACGTTCCTCTTTGATTTGCAACGCACTGTACCACTGGTCTCTGTCGATTTCGATGGTAGACCACCGGTGGTTACAGGCAATGCACTTCTTGCGGCGAACAATGCTGTCATGGTCTGACCGGCTGTCAATCGTTGTAATGTTGTCGCTACCGCACACTGGGCATTTCACCGTACATCCCTCCACTTGTTAGTATGAGCGGGAATGCGGTTCAGCTTCCCCATCCGTTCGTTATCTTCATGCTCTTTTTCCGCGTTCACTCCAAGCGCGCACAAAACCAGAGCGGTAGCTAGTAACATCAGTGAAACAAATGCCCATCCAAGCATCTGTACTGTAGTCTCGCAGCCATTTATTGTATCGCCACAGCTAACGGCTACGATTGCGGCGACAATACCAAGTATGGTAAGCACGTTTCCTTTTACGGTTTTCATTTTGTTCCTTCTTTCAGCATGATATCGAATAAAAATGGTTTGCTTGCATCAATCACGACTATTGCATTTAGCACTTTTGCTATTTTTGCAAGCGTATCAGCTTTAACGCCTGTCTTGTACGGCGCTTTATTTGGGCTTGTGATGTTGTAGATAGTTGGAGCCGACACGCCACTTCTTCGGATAAGCTCTGATGCCTTCATATCGCGTTCTTCAAGAGCGGCTTCCAGTGTCATGCCTTTTCCTCTGTGTCCTTTGGTTCTCTGCGTCTAAAAATCCAACCGGTTGTCATCAAAGCTCCAGCACCTATGATGTACCATGTTGCCTTAGCTCCGACTAAAAGCTCGATGTGATGCACCAGCCAGAAGTTCAGCAGAAACACTGCGAGAATAAACGCTAAGACAATGCCCCAGATCAGGGCGATTTCCACAAATACTTTCATCTTTATCCTTTCTTCGAATGCGTTCCAGCCGTTCCTTCTCACGGCTGTGCCAGCGGATTTCTCGCTGACCGTAGTATTTACCATTCATAAGTCAGTTCTCCTGTCGCGAGCATCCTCGACACTTCGCCGTAATGCTTGCCCAGCTTATCTGCAAGAGCTTGAACCTGCCCTATGGATGGAATCTTTTTTTCTTCCAGTGCTTTCTCGTTTAAGGCTCGTTCTCTTCGTATGCTCTGATGTTCCGCAATACTTGCAAAGGCTGCATCTTTCGCGCAATCTTTGTGGTACTTTTGTGCCGCAGACATTTTAATCATTGGCTTACCGCACCATTGGCACACGGTTTTTACTGGAGTGAACCCACGTCCTGAACTCAATGCTTTACGTCTCGCGCGCTTTTGCTCGCACGAGACATCTCTTTTACATTGTGTGCAATATTTTTTGCGTGGGTTTACCTTACCCAAAAAAGCTCCGCAACGCTCGCAATATTTAATCTCCATCTTCATTCGGTTTACCTGCCTTTTTGGCTTCCCGGTTGTGCCGTTCAAAGCACTGGTTGATTGATTTTTCCATCCACAGCACCTTGTTGGCATCGTTTCGGGACACGCCAGCAGCCATTGCAAGCTTCAGCCTGCGCTTGCGGCTTGGTGCTTTGTAAAAGTACGTCACCAGCACTCACCAGCCTTATCTGTGATAAACTTCGGGACTTCCCGGCCTGTGGCAATGCACAGCGCAACTAGCTTTTCGACCCAGATGTCAAACAGGCTTTCTTTTGGCATATAGCACTGGCCAACAGAAGGCTCCTTAAAACTTTTCCAGATCGTCAGGCCGACAGCGCCATCCGTGACCGTCCATATCATACTGTAACCTTCATTGCACAGGTTGTACAAAATGTCTCGTGCTCTGCTTTTGGCTTCGTTGATTTCAAAGGCATCCCAGCGCTTTTTGCTTTCCTCGTAGGCCTTTGTCGCCTCGTCAATGGCGTGGTGCGCTTCTTCCGGGCATTCAAGGTCTACCTTTAAAGTGATGATCTGTTTCATACCACTCATTTTTCCTCTCTTTCCTTTAATAGCTCTTCCAGAGCTTCTTTCACCTTAGCTTCCGCATTTTTAGGCTCACGCTTACCGTTCAGGATTTTTCCCAAGTATTCCGGTGCGCATCCTATTTTTGCAGCAAGCTCTCTGATTTCGATGTTGTTGACGTGAAGTGTTCCCACAACATCGCCTGTCCACTTAGGAAGCAAATTTTTTCTCCTTTCTTGTTCTAGTACTTGAACTTTTTGAAAGAATATGATAATATTATGGTGTCAAGCAAAAACATTATCGAACGTTCTTCTATTTGTTCAAAGTCTTTAATTTGTTCTACCGATTGAACCCGGTAGCCTTATTAAAGCACAAGTAGTAGAACTTTTCAAGTGTTTTTGTTCAAGTGGTAGAACTTTGTCATCTTGTACAAACGCTGGAGGTATGTTTTGTGTTTTTTGACAATTTCGTAAGGCTATGTGAGCAAAAGGGAGTAAAGCCGTCTCGTGCTTTAACTGAAGCTGGCGTTCCGAAATCTGCTTATAGCTATTGGAGAACCGAAGCAAGTGCAGGAAACGATGCAAAGCCGACAAACCAAAACGCCGTAAAGCTTGCTCAGTACTTTGACGTTACTGTAGATTACCTTCTAACTGGCAACCAAAAAGAAAACCCGCCCCAGCAGCCGCAAAGTGAAGTCGATGTAGCATTGGAGCGGATTAGAAGAAAACTTGAATCCATGCCGAAGGAGCAGCGTGAAGCTCTGATGAACCTGATCGAAAAGATGTAACGTTCATGCCCGGTAAAATAAAACCCCCTTGTGCCGGGCTGGTGTAGCTCTGCGCAAGGGGGTTTCTGTTACTCTAGGTCTAGTGCTTGTTCCGCTGCCGGAATCTTTTCAGGATGTTCCAGCAGCCATGCAATAAATCGGTCAATCTTGGCTCTTTCCTGTTCACTCATTGTGGCATGTCCTCCCGATCGGTAAGTGCGGATGTTCATTTGATATGATTATACATCTTCTAGTTGTCAACTCAATGTATTTTGAACAACTTCGTAAAAATCGAACGTTTTCTTTACATCCATTACTTCACATCAGGGAAGCCAAAAATTGCGATGACAATGATTAAGAGCCACATTAAGTTTAAGTTACCCTTTGCTTTGTAACATTCCGTTGAGCATGAAACGAAAGGGGTTATCAGGTAAATCGTCCAACACATCTGCTTTGACGAGAGCGTTTGTGCTGATGCTGTGCGAAACGTTGTTTAGCTGCACAATGGCATCGTCCAAGTCTTTTACGGTTGCTCCACGCCGTTCCATTGACTGGAGGGAATTTTTTACTTCTTCAAGAACGACAGGGTTCTCGGCTTTATAGAATCCATTTGTAAAGTCCATCTTTCCTCCAATCACAGCTCTACGAGCTGTCCGTCAATGCGTTCGATGTTATCTCCCGGGTCGCGTCCATCATCTAAGGCGGCTACGGCACGTTCCAAGATGCCTTTTGCTTCGAGATAAGCATCTTTATCAGCTTCGTACCCAGAAAGGCTCAGGACAAGCTCCAGCGTCCGTCTGCGAGCGTATGGAATAATCAGAGCATCTACAGTTCGTTTCATTAGCTTTCCTCCCACGGTTCAGGTGTGTGCGGCTTCCCATCGGGAACGCTGGCGGGCATTCCGTCGATGATCGGCATACGTTCATGGTTCCAGATTACAGTTTCTTTCATTTTTGTTCCCTTCCTCTTTGGAATTTTTTGACAATACAGTTATAACATAGGCTGCTGTTGGTTCTCCATAGCAGCTTTTTCCATTTTTGGGCTTGTCGAATCCAGCAGTTTTGCTGGATTTTGTTGAAAGGGTGAGAATTTATGGATGAATATTTGGTAAGAACAGCCAAAGCATTGGAAATAGCTCGAATGCGTTCCGGCTTGAGCCAGCAGAAGTTGGCGGTAAAAATGGGCGTGAATCGTGGCACGGTCGCCAACTGGGAGCAAGGTCTGGCAGCCATCTCCCTGCCGATGGCTATGCGATGGTTCACCTGCTGCGGCGTATCGGTGGCTCGATACATGTACGCTTGCATTCATCCGGGACTGCTGGAACATCTGGAAGACGACCTTTCCGATCTGGAGAAACGGCGGATTCTCATAGATGCTATGATGGAGTGTTCCTCCTATGAGATAGATGCCTTGCTGTATATCAGGTACGGAGATCACGGCTCAGACCACATCGGTGTGCTGACGGAGATTCTGGCAAACCTCCACACGCCGTTGAAGGACAGGGTCGCTGTCTGCCGGATGGTGTCTGGTAGCTATGAGATAGCACAGGCTACCGGAACAGACCCAGACCCGAACGGAACCGCCCCAAAGATGGAAATCCTTTATCAGGCGCAGGATGCCGGAACAGAAGCTGCCATGAAGTCCAACGATTCTTATACCGTGAATCCCAATAATATAAGTGGCTGATTGCCGAATTATCGAAGTTTTTACGGCATACAGGGGGACGTGCTCCACTTTTTGTACACAATAGGCCTGTTATAAATATGGTTTTGGGTTGTCATTTTGTCCCCCATAGAATCGTAAATGGTGGATTTTTGCGGATGTAATTAACGGACTCGCGTGAAATTTTCGTTCATCAAAGCATGACTTGCCAATTCGTCCCCTATTGGTGTGATTGCACTCCATTTTCTGTACACGATAGAACCGTCAGATAGATTATAGGGCTTGATGGACGTTTCTTATTCAGCAAAAGAAGTTGTCGTTTTCCACAATCTTCCCATTGAAGAGAAGAAATTGTTGAAAATGTATCGTCGTCACTATTTGATGATGATTATTTATCTCTTGTTTATCTCTTGTTTATATATATAGTAAGAACGTGTACAAAAAGTGGAACATTGTGTACATAAAGTGGAGGAACGTGTACAAGAAGTGGAGTGTATCGTGTACATAAAGTGGAGTATCGTGTACAGAATGTGGAAGTCGATTGTTGAAAAATAATTGTGTACAGAATCATTGACGTGTACACGATACAGTGGTATAATAGGGTAGAAGAAATGAGGTGATGCAATGCCAGAATTGACAGGAAACAACCTTGTCGAAAAAAGCAAGGCGTTGGTTTGGGCGAAGTTTACGGACTACACAGCAGGCGAGCTTCGGCTGCTTGAGGTCTATCTGAGCCGTATCAATCCGAGAGACCCGGAAAGCTCCAACGTGTCGTTTACGCTGGCTGAATATTGCAAGCTGCTGGATTTGAAGCTCAATTCAAAGAACTTGAAGTCGCAGGTTAAGCACTTTTTGGGCAACGTGGTTTCAGTACCACTGAATGCAGATGGAACAGAATATGTGATGTATCCGCTGTTCACAAAGGCAGAGGTCAAGTTCAATCGAGAATCCTTGTCCTATGACGTTTCAATCAACTGTAATCCTGACTTGCGACCTGTGTTTTTCGACATTGCAAGAAGCGGCTACGTCAAATACCGTCTGCGCTATACGATTGGGATGAAGCAGCAAGCATCTATTCTGATGTATAGTATGATTCGAGATTGGATGAATCGCTCTCTAACATCGAACAAGATTGGTTTGAAGCAGTTGCGTGATCACTTGGGAGCAAACGATGCAAGTTATGACGACTTCCGGGCTTTACGCCGCAGAGTTCTTGAACCAGCAGTGGAAGAGATCAGCAATGTTTCAGACATTGTCGTTGACTTTGAAAAGATCTGCACAGGGCGAAAGGTCGTAGCGGTCGAGTTCCGATTTGGGTACAAATCAAAGCAGCCCGTCATAGATTCCGATTCTAGCGAGGTTGATTGCGAAGAGGATAATTCTAAGGCGAACAGCAAAAAAACCGTCAGAAAGCCCCGCACAAGCGGATACGAAGGGTACGACTGGTCTGTGTGTGATGCTCTATCTGCCCAAGAATGCATCGAGGTTGCAAAGGTTGTCGAGGTAAAGATGATGGAAGAACACCCATCTATCAAGCTTCCGAAGCGGAGAGATGCGGTTTACGACATCGTAAAGGCTGCGTGTGCGGATATTCTTTCAATCAACCGTGACCCTTGGCCTGACCACCCGAAGCGGTATCTGATTGGCAGCTTGAAGAAAGACGGCGCGATTGAAGAGTATCTTCCGGCTTTTTATGAGATTGACGCGTTGCAAAAGTAGTCAGATGTAGCACATTGAGCAGATGAAGCAGAAAGGAGAAAACGATGAACAAGGTTTACGTGGTTCTTGCAGGATGTATGGACGATTTATCTATAGAGGGTGTGTTTTCTTCCAAAGAAAAAGCAAAAGAATATATCTCCGAAATGATGAAAGACGCATATCAAGCAAGCACGAAACCCTATTTTGAAGAATGGGACGTGCAATAAAGAAAGAGTGATAAAATGGCAAAAATCATAGCTGTCGCCAACCAGAAGGGCGGCACAGGAAAGACCACAACAAGCACCTGTCTGGCTGGTGCGTTACAGTTGCTTGGCAAGAAAGTTTTGCTGGTGGACTGCGATGCCCAGTGCAATGCAACGGACACCTACGGCGCACAGACAGAGGACGTATGCACCCTGTTTGATGTGATGACCCGGCAAGGCACGGTAGAGGAAGGAATCCAGAACTGTGAAGCTGGTGACATTCTGCCGTCCGACAGCGCATTGAAGGACATTGACGAGCAGCTTGTCCGGGACATGGGCAAGAACTTCCGGCTGCGAGAAGCCCTTGAAAGCGTATCCGGTCAGTACGATTACATTGTACTGGACACTCCCCCGCAGCTTGGTCTTGCGCTTGTGAACGCTCTGATCGCCGCCAACAGCATCATCGTACCTATCACAGCAGACCGTTACGCACTGGCTGGTTTGAGCCAGCTTTCACAGACCATCGGCGATGTTCGAAGATACTTCAACCAGACATTGAAGATTGAAGGTCTGCTCCTGAATCAGTACAAGAGCCGCGAGAACCTGTCCAAAGAGGTTGTAGAGCAGCTTCCTGTGATTGCACAGAGCATGGGCACAACGCTGTTAGACGTGAAGATTAGACCATCTATGGGTGTTCGTAAGGCTCAGGCAGAGCGTCACAGCCTGTTTAGCGGCGATACGGCAAAGAGTACCAGCGCAGAAGATTTCAAGGCGTTGGCAGAGATTATTGTGGAAGGAGAAGAAAAATGAGCGGTGGACACTGGGATTATCAAAATGACAGCCTTGCAAATGCCATTTATCAGCACTGCTACCCAGATTATGACCTTGCAAATGAACGGATAAAAGAGCTTTCGGCTATTGCACGAAAAGAAAATCCGCTTGGAGACAAAGATTTGAGTATGCTTCTATACGATTTGCTCTGTGTTTTACATAGCTGTGATTGGTACAGAAGTGGCGACATTGATAAAGAGCAGTATAAGAAAGACGTACAGTATTTCAAAGAAAAATGGTTATGGAGCAAGGAATGGATTAGAGTGAGCGACCACTATCCAGAAATGGTGGATATAAACGGAGAACTTGAAAGCAACCCTGTCCTCGTTGCATCGCCGTTGACAGGAACAGATATTGCACAGTGTTACTTCTATCCAGAAGACGGCGGAAAACCTATTTGGAAAACAGATTGGTGTAATAATCTTGGGGTGACGCATTGGATGCCGCTACCAGAAGCCCCGTCCTTTGAAGATTCGGATTATGAGGAGGCTGACACAGAATGAAATCAACTAGCAAAAAATCCACAGGTCTGCTTGGCGGGTTTGATTTCCAGCCTATTTTTTCGGAACAGCCATTAAGCCGAAGTGAGCCAAAGGAAGAAGAAGTAAGCCAAGCAAAGCCGAACGAAGCCGAACAGGCACAGATTAAGCCCAGTGAAGCCGCAGACAGCCAAACACAGCCTAATGAAGCACAGTTAAGCGATATTAAGCCGAAGCAAGCCAAAGACAGCGAAACACAGCCGAACAATGCCGTAGTAAGCGAAAGTAAGCCAAAGAAGCTGAAACAGGCGAAGGAAATTCAACGCCTTATTGAACAGGGCGATGTTCCCGGCGCGCTAGCCGAAGCTGGTCTGACAAAGAAAAAAATCCCGATGCCGGAATCGCATCAGGGCGTTGCAAGTGGTGATGGCAAGCGTTCAAAGCGAATTACCATCCTTATGAGCGAAGAAGAGCGCAAGTACATCAACCGTGAGGCAAGGCGGCACGGAATGACGATTGGGCAGTTCGTTTACGCTCTGGCAGTTGCAGCGGCAGAGGGGAAGATTGAGTTGGAAGATTTCTTGGAGGATTGACGATAAAAGTTAAGTTCTAAAAGGGGTTGAATAGATATGGCATATAAATACACCGAAGAAGAAGTTTGGGATGCGATTCATACACTTTCTGATATGAGAGCTGGATTTAACTGCTTTGACGAAAATGATGTGCAGAAGTATGAAGCATGTTCAATGGGGATTGTTGCATTAAGAACGCTTGTGAACGCCGATAAAAGCTGAGTTCTAGGAGGATTGACGTATGATGAGGTCGAAGGAATTTTACGAAGGAAGCATTAGCCGTTTACAGAAAATGGTTAAACGTGGCATTTACGTTCTTTTGTTCGATGTCTTTGCCGTAGCGGTTCAGATTCCTTTTATCTTTGCTGGTAAATGGGTTGCAGCGCACTTGATTTTGTCCATCGCCGTATCTTTTGCAGCGGGATTTAGCTTTAACACGCTTGTAGATAGCAAAAGACAACTCGACGCGTACAAGGCAGATATGAAATTGTACTACACCAAATAAAATAGCCCCTGTGTAGTCGTAATGACCGCACAGGGGCGTAGGAGGAACAGAATGGAACAAAAAGTGTTAGGTCATCACGAATCGGAGTGGTGTTTGTATGGAATATGTAGTGAGGATGAGGGCAAGGTAGTTTTTCATACCAGAGACAAAATGTTTCATTATCTTCCGAGCCACTGCAAAGAAATCAGAAGTTTTTATCTCAATAATGTTAGGGATGTTTTTGAAAGCAAAGGAACGAAACTAGGCTGGTTCAAAGATTTGTTCTATGCCGACTTCAAAAATGTCAATCTTGTTGACAGGATTTTTTGGCATATAAACCCGCACTGGTTTAAGGTGAGGTTTCTTTCCAATGGATTAGATTCAAAGCTCACGCCTTGGTACGTGGTGCATGAACTTTCTATGATTGAAGAAAATCGATATTGGGTTGCGGACGATGAAAGCAAGTACACTGCGGATTTCCTTTTTAGGCACATGAACGCCTCTGAATTTGCTGAGTACATGAAAGACAGAGGAATAAAAACAATCAAATGAACGTAAAGAACCCCTGCGTAGTTTTTTACCGACCACGCAGGGGCTTGTTTTACTTCTCTGTGATGTATTCCCGGTAAGCATACGCTTTTCCGTCCACAGCATCGCTGTCCTCAAGGAACGCCTTTGCCATGTCAGCGTAGAAGCCAGGAGTGTCAACGGACTGACGCTTTGCGACCTGACAATAATCCGAGTACATCATGTTCATAACAGCCCAGAAATCGTTCGGGTCACAGGTGATATTGCGCTGCTTGGCCACGTCCTGTGTCTGTTCCAGCGTCCAGTGACAGCCTTTTGTGCCGTCGGCATTCACCATGCTGTCGCACCATTCCTCCGCTTCATCGTGGGTGAGGTGCTGACGTGGCATCTTGGTGGAGGGGCTGTCTGCACCGCCACGTTCGTACTGTCCAGACCGCTTGTCCCAGTCTCCGTTCTGCGAGAAGCCGATTTGCGGCATTCTGCGCCCATTCTCTACGTCAGGGTAGCGGGGGATAGGGTAAGGGTCGATGTAGCGGTTTTCCTCCTGCGGATAGTAGGGATAGCGGTCGTTGCCGCCTTCCAGCTTGCGCAGACGGCGTTCCATCTCACGCTCCCTGCGGTCACGCTCTTCCTCAAGGCGGTCGCGCTCCGGCTCACGGTCTTTGTCGTGTTCGCGGAGCATCATCATGCGGCGAAAATTAGTCTTGCCCATAATCTACACCTCCTCAAGAAATAGACGCGGGCGCACCAGCGTGGGAACGGCAGAAGCAGCCAAGATATTTGAACGTGCCGGTGCCGGTCGCAGACGTTGCAACGCGGGTGGCGTAGCGGGTGCGGGTGTGGATACTCTCAGCGGTTGCCTGAGCGCAGTTGCAGTCGGTCAGAGGGTATGCGGTCGTACCTGCGCCGATGGTGATGACCACAGGGGCGTTGATGGTGGTCGTGTCCGGCAAAGCCTGAGCAATGACCAAACAATATTTTTCTCCTGCTGCGTAAGAGCCAGCAGGGATATTGATGGTCAGCGTATCATTGGCGAACGTCACCGCATTTGAGATGACGAGGTGCGGGCAGAGTTTGCAGCTTGTTTTGCAAGCCATAATGTTTTTCCTCCTAAAAAATCAGGGGCAGAGGTGTCTTACCCCTGCCCCGATGGTTCACCCGGTTTTATCGGGGAGTGTGTTGGTTAGCAGCAGCCGCAGCAGTTTACGCCCACGTTGGGGTTTGCCACCTGATAAGCGGGAATCGGACGAGGATTGACCCGGTTCAGGATGGTATCAGTCTGCTGGGACATCGCGGTGGTCAGAAGCGCATTCTGACGATCCTGAGAAGCCGCGAACTTCAGGCTCTGGTTCTCAGCGGTCAGAGTGGCGATCTTGTCCTGCGTGAAGTAGTCCATCATGCTGCGGAAGTTGGCGTTGCAGTTGTCCACAATGGCGCGAGCGTTGTCTGCGATGGCCTGACGGGTAGCGCAGTCTTCCGTTGCGATGGTGTACTTCAGGTCGCCGATCAGCTGCTTGTTCTCGCAGCAGCAAGATGCCAGCTGCGTGGCAAGTGCGGTCTGACCGGCCTGCCGTGCGTTGCCCTCCTGCATGATGGCAAGGTTGATGGCGTTGTCGCCGTTGGACACGCTGCGTTCCAGACCGTTCATCAGCTGTGCGTTCTGGTAGCCAAGCTGACAGATGGCGCTGTTCACGCCAGCAAATCCGTTCGCGATGTTGGCGTTGATGCCATTGATCTGCGCCAGCTGGTCATAGCCCAGAGAGCAGATGCCGCTCTGGATGCCCGCCAAAGAGCGGGAGGTATCCTGCTGATAGAAGCCATCAGACAGAGCCGCGCGGGTGTCTGCACCGCCCTGACCAGTTGCGCCAGTGCCGACCAGATAGGGGATGTAGGCGTTCATGCCGTTGTCACCGCCGTTTCGACCATAGCCGTTTGTGCCCCAGCCGAAGATGATAGCGAGGATGATGACAGCCCACAGACCTTCGTTGCTGAAGAATCCGCCGTTGTTATTGCCGCCGTCCTGCCCAGCCAGATAGCCAGTTGCAAAATCGTCCATAACAAAACTCCTTTCAGTTTTGCGTTATGCCATCCCACCGCCGTATGCGATGGGCGAAGCCAAACAAATGCGGTTTTTGTCAAGTCCGCAAAACTGAGAAGCGTTTCGCTTAGAGGGATGCTTATTTTAGTGTTGTTAAGTCAGCTCGGAGGGTTGTCTTTTTTATCTTTTGAGTCATCCCAATTTTTGCTGGCAGCACCGAAAATGAAGCCAAGCATTAAAGGAACCCATATTTTGTCATCGCCACACAGATTGTTGATGTCAAAATCTTTTTCTGGATGGCTGTTTTCAAAATCATCCATTGCAAAACCCCCTCACTTGGGCAGCGTCAGGTTCAGGACGCTTGCCAGCTGGTTCAGGTCGATGCCACGCTCTTTAGCGAGATTTTGTGCCATCGTTCGGAGCTGTGTTTCGTTTTTGCCTTGAATCAGATTCAGCCCCTGCATGATGGGTGCGCTCTGCCCACCCAACTGCTGGATAAGCCCCATCGGGTTCTGTCCGGCGCGAGCAAGATTTGCAAGCTGCATGATAGGACTGTGAGTAATCATATCAAACGGAGAGGGCATCGCTTATTCTCCTTTCTTCGTGGTGGCAGTGGGCTTAGAAAAGCTCTTCTGCCACTTTTCCAGCTCATCCAGCCGATGCACAAGGGCGTTGTACTGCTCAATAGGCACATACTGCTGTGTCGGTGCAGCGGTCTGCTGTGCCTGTTGCGCTTGCATCTGCCGCCATGCTTCCGGGCTGTAAAATTCCTGCACATAGGATTCACAGGTGTCCGGGTTGAGCCGCTTGCAGTAGATCACGCCACTGCGCAAGTCTGGGCAGTAGGTTGGTCTGCCGTACAGATCAGACGGTATTGCCAAAAATTCTTCCCTGCTGGAAACAGGTCTGCCAAGCAGCCAGCCGCCATCTTGTGCCGACTGCTGAACAAGCTGTTGCCCATTCATCGGCTGCGGACGCTGCGGCTGTGCCTGCTGCATCTGCGTGTTAGGCAGGGGAGTGGCAAGCCCAACTGTGCCCATGCCACCGTAAGGATTGACGGGCTGTTGCGGAACGTAGGGCGTTCCGGGTGTCGGATAATAGCTCATAAAACATCCCTCCTGATGTGACCAGTGTACTGCATCAGCAAAAAGCGAAGGACAACGAACGCACAACGAAGGACAAAAAAATCTTGGCTAAGCCTTGCTTAAAACTTGATTAGAGCTTGATTACTGTGAGCAAAAAAAGAAAAGCGCCCACGCGGCACAAAGCCACATGAGCGCTTGAAGATATAAATATACTTATATAAAATGATGACAAAATAGAAAGTTTTACCGTTTTATTTGCAAAAAATCCCTCGCTTTGCCTACAAAGTGCCCCGCGTGGAACGCAGAACTTAGGCAAAGCAGGGGAATTTTTTATGCCGCCAAAACGGCTAAGTCTAAAATCAAGAGCGGAACTGCCCACAGGCAATGCCGCTCTCTACAAAGGTCGCAGCCTTTCAAATCATAAATCGTATGGCGTATAATGCAAAGACGCATATACCGATAAAACCACGCCTATAAATGCACTATGCCAAAACGGAAGGACGGATTTTAGAACGCTTGATGTCGCCCCAAAAATAATCAGAGCGAACAAAACACGGGACAAAAAGTGATATATTTTATTTGCCATAATTCATATAAAATCGTCTCCCGCATGGTACGCACTGTAAGCAGGCGGGCGGGAGACTGTATCATCTTAAAAGACCCGCCATGATACGCATCGTTGAGAGGCTTAGCGGGTTCAGATATCCACCCTAATGCGCTTCTTCGAGAGGCCGGGAGGATTTGTTGATTTTATTATACCATAAATCGTGCAAAAATAAAAGCCAGCGGGTAAACGTTCTTCCGCTGGCTCTCTGTACACAATTCTCCGAAGTGTGTGTACTCTACTTCGGACGGCATAAATAGTATATCACATATCCAGCATTTTATCAATAATTTTCAGCCTATTGCCGATTGATGTCCGACAATACGGCACACGCGCTGCAATATCAACTTGGCATAGCTGGTCAACGTACCGCAACCGGGCGATTTTCCGGTCATACCTCCCAAGCGGCGCACGTTTTATCACAGCTTTTATCTGTTCTGCATCAAGCCCTTGCAACGCTGGCGGAAAGACTATGCGAGCCGCCGCCACAGGCAGCACCGAGCCAGAAGGGCTGCGGCAGCTGTCCGGCGTTGCGCACCATATTGCCAATGTTGGCAAAACGGTGACAAAATGTCACCAGTTTGTTGACATTGCCGAGATGGTATGTTTTCGTGAGGCCAAGAAAACGTGCGCAGACCATTTTCGTGACGTGCCGAAATTGCTCTTGTGCGGCGTACATTTTGTTGGTGTCAACAAACTGCTCGTATGCAGTGCTTGCCATGATATCCTCCTTACAGTGCGATTTCCTCAGCGTTCGCCTTGTCCTCAGCGTCCAGCGCATCGTAGTACGCCTGCGCAAGGGCTTCCACCTCTGCGATGTCGTCGGAATCCAACAAGCCGCTGTCCAGATGGGTGTACGCCTTATCCAGCCAGTATGCCACGTCACGTCCCGCGGCGATTTCCCGCTTGATGGAGCGCAGGGTCAGGTCATGGCGGGCTTTGCTTTTGATAGCCATAGTCAGTCCTCCTTAGGTCATGGACGCGATTGCGTCCTCAATGCGTTTGATTGCGATGTTCACGTCCCTCTGATACTCCAGCTTGACCCCTGTACCGTCACCCGCCTGCACCACCGTGTCAGGGCCGTAAGCGGTGATAGCTTTGTAAGCAGCAATTTCGGCAGGGGTGAGCGGAGTTTCGATGGGGGTGGCGAGAACGTAGAATAAAATGTATTCACCTTCTTCCGGGTTTTTAGCGCCAATTGGAATAAAAACTTGCGCAGCGCTTGTGTCCACATAAAAGTGCGGTGTATCGTTGTCAAACGAAACAAAAAATCGCAATTTATTGCATAGGGCTTCTGTTTTATAATCGCGGCCAGGTATCGGCAACCGAATCGCAAGTCGTTTTGTCACCGCAAACTCAGTGGTGCCCGTAATTGTACAGGTTGACAAGTCTACAGCGTTCACCCTCTGCACCCTTACACCCCTTTCCAAGTCCACCTCGTCGCAAACCCACTGCTGGCCCTGTGGGTCAGTGTAGTTGCCACCAGAGGCGACAGGGATACCGGGTAAACCGGTGGGGGTGGGCAGGGTGAGAGTTTGCGTTTTACCATTTCCATCGCTCAAGGTCACCGCAATCGTCCCGCCGTCACCAGCACTCACGATAGGCACTGGTGCATCCGGCGTGGGTGTGCCGGCCTGCGTGCTCCGACCGTACACGGTCAGGCCGCACAGGGGCGCAGAGAACGCGTCGTCAACGCTGAGCGGGTTGCCTGTCTCAGTGCCCACAAGGATGTTCTGCCGTGCCTTGACTGCGCTGACCGCGTCACCAGTGGCTTTTGCGTCAGCGGCTTCGCCCTCGTGGGTGAGGGTGGTGTCCAGTGCTACGGCAGGGCCGGTCTCGCCTTTAGGGCCTTGCGGGCCGGTATCACCTTTTTCGCCCTGCGGCCCCTGTGCACCCTGCGGGCCACGCTCACCTTGAATGCCCTGAGGGCCCTGTGCACCTCTCGGGCCTGTTTCGCCATGTGGGCCAGTGGCACCCGTAGCGCCTGTGGGGCCTTGAGGGCCACGCTCACCCTGCGGGCCAACCGGGCCGATGGGGCCAGTATCGCCCTTGTCACCTTTCTCGCCTTTGAAGTTTCCGCTTGCGATGCCGTCCTTCAGCTCCTGCAGGCTGTCAGCGGCTTCCTGAGCGCTCTGGTCTGCATTGCCCGCACTGGTGGCAGCCTGCTGTGCTGCCGTCTGTGCATCGGTCTTGGCCTGCTCTGCGGCGGCGGCATCGGTGTGCACGGCATCCACCAGCTGTTGCCATGCAGGGGTGCCCGGTTCCGGCTCTGTGCCGTCCTCCGTGCCGGAGTTGGCGCTGACACGATACCGCAGGTCTGCGCTAGTGACGGTCTTAGTGCCGTCGCTGCCCTCAAAGGTGACGCACCCGCTCCCGGGCTGTGCGGTCACGCTGGCGGGCACGTCCACATAGCCGTCCACCACAAGCGAGGAGGGCGGGTCTTTGCCGTCCGGGACGTGCCAGAACGCCCGGATGGTCAGGCCCTCCCACTCGCCAGTGGCACTGACGGCAAGGCGGTACACACCCCGGTTCTTGGTGTAGCCAAAGCGCACCAGCTGCTCATAGCCCGGCACTTTGACGACGCCATTGGATGCGAGAGATACGCTTTGCTCAATCATAAATTACTCCTTGTTGATGGTAGGCTTCTTTTCTGCCAGTGCCTTTTTCATCATGCTGACGGCCTTTTCAATTACGCTGTCCAGCACTTCATCGGTAATAAAAGGCTTCAGCCAATCCGGAAGTGCGCCGCGCAGCGCGGCAAAGACCTGTGCCTTTTTCTTTGCACCCTGACCGCTGCCCATGATGCTGTCCTCGGCGATGGTCACAAGCTCCAGCGCCCAGTCCTTGACATACTGCTTGTAGCCCAGCCGGATGGCGCCCACTGCCAGCGCGGCAAAGCCAATGAGCATCAGTACCAGTGCGATGGGTGCGGGGATAAAGTTAAACATTGCTTCCATGATTTGTTACTCCTTTCAGCAGGTAGTTGTTAATATCGGATTTGCTTTTTTGCATACCTTCGCGGTTGTTGCCGGACAGCTGCGAATCCAAAAGATTTTGTACGCCAACGAGTACGAGACGCATTTCTTCATCGAGGCTGTCAAAGCGGCGCAGGTCTCTTGCAAGGGCCTGTGCGTGCTGAAGCTGTCCCTGTTCCAGCACGCCAAGTCTTTTTTCGAGCGTATCCATTCGCTTGTTCTGCGCATCGTCGGGGGCCTGTGCCTTTTTGATGTACTTGTGGATGATGTCCAGCACCTTGTCGATGGTGATGGCTGCGGCGCACAGGCTGCCCAGAATGCCCAGCACCCACAGTAAAGCTTCTTTTTCGGTCATTTACCCTCCCGGAGACGGGTCAGACCCTTCTTGCTGATGATACCCGCATAGTCCTTGTATGTGTGGGACATGTCCACGTTGGTGACTTTGCCCGGAATGGCATCCACAACGCCCGGGATATGCGCCTTGCTGGTGTACTGCCACATGCCAAAGGGCCAGCCGGGAGCGGGCTTCTTCGTGCGGTAGGCAGCCAGCCACACATCGTAGGGCTTCAGCGCCGCGCCGCCCATGTACAGGAAGGTGTTGCCGAACCACAGGCCGGTGTAGAGCAGAGCATACACGCCCCAGCTTTCCACCGTGCTCAGCATGTAGGCCGTCAGGTCGGTCAGCGCGGCCTTGCCAAGCGGCTTCTGCACTTCGTCCTCGATGTCCACGGCCACCGGCAACTCAAAGCTCCGGCCGGTGAGCAGCTTCTTGAAGTAGGCCAGCTCCTTGTCGGCCTGCTCCCGGTTGACCGCCTTGAAATAGCCATACACGCCACAGGGGATGCCCAGCCGCTTGCACTCGCTGTAATTGCGGGCAAACTGCGGGTCAGTGTAGGGAGCGCTGGGCCTGCCCGTTGCGCTGTTGCCCATGGCGCGAATCATTACACCGTCCACCTTGCCGCTTGCCTTGACCTTCTCCCAGCTGATCGTGCCCTGATGCCGGGATACATCCATGATTTCAGCCATAGCGTCCTCCTTACAGCTGCTTGATGCAGCGGTTGGTCAGCTTGCCGTACACATCCTCGTACAGCTCCTGCTTATCGCCGTTATAGGTGTACTCGGCATAGATGCCGTCACCGCTCACGGTGGTAGACAATAGTGCCTTGTAGTTCTGGAGCGTTTTGCAAGCCCAGACCACAAAGACGTTTTCGAGGGTGATTTTGGTCTCGCGGTGCGTGTTGTACCACTCAACCAGCGCATTCTTGCATACGCTTTCGTATTCTGCCATGCCGGTAATGATCATAAAATGTATCCTCCTTACTGCGTGATTTCCTCAAAGCCACTCTTGATGAGCAGTGCCTTGACCTTCTCCTTCAGCAGGCGGGGGCAGCGCTCATACAGCGCCTTTGCATCCTCCATAGTCTCAGCAGACATAATCTCCTGTGCCCACAACATTGCCATCATAAATACCATCCTTTCTAATTTTTGCGTAATTTTATGCATAAACAATCTCGCTCATTTCAAGCAAGCACTGTTTCAACATCTCGTTTTCTTTTTGCAATGCTGCCACCGTGTCCGGCAGCTTCTTCCAGGCTTCGGCCTTTTTGCGCTCTTCTTCCTGCGCGGCCAATTCTTCTTCCGTATAGCGGATGTATCTCTGCACCGGCACCTGTTCGGTCCATGCGGCCTGCGCAGGCACGCCCGGCACGTCGATGACCTTCCGCACATCCCTGCCGCCGCCGGGATACTCCGTTACGGTCTCGTAGTGGCTCACTTCCTCCACGCCTTCCACGGCGGGGTGCTCCACTGGCTCGGTGCCGCCCACCAGATACCCAAGCGTCAGGTCAGGGGTCTCAATGGCTGCACCGTTCTCGTCAATGATCTTCATGGTTCAAAACCTCCTTTCTCAGGCCACGCGCCGCCAGATGTGCACATAGTAGGCGGCAGGCTGCACGGTGGCGCTGCGGCCGTAGATGGCATTAGACTTGGATGCATCCAGACTGAACTTATATACATCAGAAAAGGAATTGTATTCGCCCGTAGATGCGATCACGTTGCCGGCAGTGAATGCGCCGGATACCTTATGTTCACCCTTTTTTACATCCGCGACAAAAGAGCCTGTGATGTTCGGCAGTCCGGCCTCCACGGTGGTGCCCGCTGCGTGGGCGTAGGACGCACCCATCAGCACCCGGTTCTGCGCAATCTCCTGCCATGTACCGCCAAACAGGGCGGCAGGGCTGGTAGTGCTGACTGTTTGAAAAATACTGCCCACGGGGTAGGCTGCCAAAGCGCTGTCCGCAGAAAGCGTTCCGTCCGCATCGACCGTCAGACCGCTGCCCACCTTCACACCGCCCAGCGTGGTTGCGGTGGCAATAGGGAGCTTGATGCCTTTCAGCGCATCGCCAACAGCCTTTGCGTCAGCCGGAGCGCCCTCGACGCTTAGCGTCTTATCGGTGCTTACGATGGCCGCAGCCCTGTCCGCTTCAGCTTTAGCAGAAGCGGCAGAGCTTCCCGCGCTCTTTGCGTCTGCGGACGCTGACTGTGCGCTTTTGACTGCGCTGGTGGCGGCAGAATTTGCGCTAGATGCAGCTGAAACAGCTTCTTCTTTTGCGTTAATTGCGCCCGCAACGGTACTCAGCTCGTTTAAGGTGGATGCATTGATTGGCGTTCCTTCTTTTGTTGGCTCGTCATTTCGGATAAGAGTGACAATTTCGGATGTTCCATCCGATTTTACCATTGTCCACCGACCCGGATATTTTGCCACACGGTCTTCAAAAACCATATTGTCCATCTCCTGTCATGTATTCACCGGAAAACGTAACGTATGTTTTAGCAAGCGTTTCAATGTCGAACAAAATTTGCTCGATTTGATTCATTGTTGAAAAATCGAGTTTATTCATGCTTTCTGGCGTATCTGCAATAGCAGATGGTCCAGAGCATTTAGTGCGAATGGATTTGATGTTAGAAAGCCAACGTGTTGCATCGGAGATTTTCATATATCCATCGACTGTCCAATCAGTCCGAACAGAAACAGATGCGCCAACAATGGAGCCAAGTTCTTGAATGCCGGATTCAATGCGGTTGAAATCCGTATAACTTAAAGCGCCCTTCATTCCGGCAAGCCATTCCGATTGTTCGGCTTTTGTCCACGTGCCTGTTCTCGCCTTTGCGGTAATTTCTTTCACACGGTCAACATCTGATTGCGTGCGGTCTGTAATCCAACGAGCCATAAATTATTCTTCCTCAACTCTGTTTTGATACCCAATAGGCAAATTACTCGGAACGGTAAACATGTAATGATAGCACTTATAGTTTGCGTCCCCAGAACCGATACAATCATAAAAAAATAATTCTTCGTCATTAGAATTACCAAGATGTGCTTTGTCCCAATATCCTGAAACAACAATAGAACGATAATAGATACTTCCAACAGAAGGGCCCATGCCAAAATATTCAAGATGGGTAACGGGAGTTCTCGTCCACTGCTGATACGGGCTGTAAACGTCTCCGACCATAAAAAAAGGATTTCTCAGAAGTTCTTTTGCTGTAGGGAGCGGGCTTCCTTCTGCGTTGCATCCATAACCCCAAATTTCGTTAATACCACTACTGTTATCGGGAAATCCGTAGTATATTTCTTTTGCGGAAGGTAAAAATATACTGCGAGATAGAGTAGACACAGCAGAAGGTACGTACTCGTTAGAATCATTTTTTTTGAACGAGGGGGTATAATAAAAAGTAGTTTTTCCAATTTTTTTCTGCATAAAATCAGAAAAAGAATTTTTTATGTTTCCGTTCAATAAGGCATCAATACTGCTGGTCGAATACTCTGCAGGAGTTGTCATTTTACTATCCCACGCAATATTTTCTGTTTTCGCATCTTTAAGAGCAAGAAGAGTTCTCCCTTTGCCATTTAATTCCGGTTCGTAATTATGTTTTGAGACAAGAAAAGCGGTATAAACGCCAGCGACGGAGATGTATACAGTATCGCCTTCTTTGAGGTTGGAAATCTCATCCGCAATCGCAGTAGCGTTGCAAGAAGCAGAAAGACTTGCGACTGTAGCTGTGATCGTTGCCTTTCCGCTGTGTAAATACGTGACGTTGCAGACAGATACGCCGCGTTCATTCTTGATGACATTCAGCTCAACGATACCAACGGGAGACGCATTCCAAACAATAACAGGGGAATCGGCAGATGCAGGGGTAAGCGTTGCAGTGAGCGTAATCGTGTCGGAAGGGTGCAAGTAAATCTCAGAAGCATTGATTTGTAACGAATCAACATCTTCAATCATATACCCGGTAACGGAACCCTTGAAGCTACCATTAAACGTGTAAGAAACATCCGTAATCAACAAGTTAGAAGAATATCCAAACTGATGATTGAGCTTGACAAAATCAAGAGCATCGTTGTGTGGGCTGGCACGATAAGACAGGGTGGCTTTTCGACGGTTAGAAAGCACTTTATAGCTTTCAGTTAGAACATTTTTTGGCTGGGAGACGACGGAAGAAGAGATAAGCGCATTATTTACACTTTGCGTAACGCCATCGCCAGTAGCACCATTCGGATACAATGACGAAACTCCATTTAGAGAGTAAGAGATGTTTTTTAACTTATTAGAAAAAGTGATTTCCGGATACTGATAATCATTGATTTCAGTGATTTCATAAATGTCGGACTTGTTTTCAGGAAGGTACGGAACCCGGTCAATCCGAATCTCACCGTTTCTTGTCTGATACAAAGCCATACCGGCTGCGTTAGCAGAAAGCTGTAGCACATCAGCGTTTTTATACGAAGAATTTCCGTTGTTAAAATCAGCTGTATAATCCTTCAAAGATTCATTGATGTAATAGCTGATACCGGAAACATCAAGAAGTTCCAAAGCGTCATAACACATTTCGTATAAAGTTCCGCTTTTCCTTCCGGTATATAGTGAATCGATTAAAAACGCCAAAGCATCTCGAGCTTCAAAGGAAGCGGTAATGCCATTAGAAGGAATGCTCCAACTAGAAAGGTAAAACTTACCTCCGTTAATCCATTCAGTCTGTCCGTCCAAGTCCATGCCATACTTTACAAAAACAGCTTGGCGTTCATACAAATACTTGTAGAGACCGTCTGGGTTGATAGGATTCCATTTTTGGTCGCTGTTATCAACGGAAAAAGAAATTGAATCCTTGGAAAGCTGGCCGGAAATTGGGTCTCGCTTTGATTTATGGGAATACGACAGAAGGTCTGTTTTGCTAAATTTCACACGTTGTCCAAATTCCACTTGCGAGATACGAGCTCTTCGGTTTGGAATACACCATTCAAGAATTTCAATAATAACCAAATCATAATTGGAAATATCAAATTCAATTGAAGTTTCGGCGGAATCGTTGTTGTCAATTTGCTTTTGCAAGAGAAGAGCGGTTCCTTTGTAAGCGGAAATTTTAAATGTTTTTGCCCATTCATTTAAAATTTCAGACCAAACGATTGTCAGGCCCGGTATTTTTTCTTCGTGGATTTTACTAAAAGAAAATGTGACGGTTGGATGATTGAAGCTTGATACGCATTCACCGCTTACATAGCCACATTCTTGATACGGTTCGGAATCCGGAACGATACCAAAACTTCCATCCAAAACCCAAAAATTGGTTTCGGCAGTCGCATAATTTCCGGAAACGGAAGTGTCGAGATCGGTGATGGATGCCACGTTGCTAAACACGGTTTGCGAACCTGAACTTGCAATAGCGTCCGTTTGTGCCGCATCATCAGCTGCATGATAAGTAATCTGAATAAAAGTTTCGGGTACAAGCGTATTATTATATTGCGAAAGCCACTTATCAGACGGCTTTACAGACATATAAAATCACCACCTTTAGACCTCAACAAGGCTCAAAGAACAATCCGTCCAGCCCATTACATTTCCAGTGTTTGGGCCCCTTCGCCACATTCCGGCCGTTCGGTCGGAAACATACATCTGACGTGTGGAATAAGAAGCTGTTGCTTGATTGTAAAATCGCACCGTGCAATAAAAGTTTCTAGTGAATGGGTCGATAACGGAAGCCCATTGTTTTGCGGTAAGGTAGTTCCACTTGAGGGCCACTTTTGCAACGTCATGCCGAACCACAGAGCCGACAACCTTACCTTGCACATTGCGGCCAGAATCAACGATGGTTGAAGTTGTTGCGCTATAAGAAGAAGGCTCTGGCAAATCTACGCCGTTCACCGATACAAGAGCTTGCATAATTCACCGTCCCTTCCTTAATAGCTATACACTTCCGTGCCCATGATTTGCACGCCACGGTCGGCCTGCTGCTTTTCGACCGAAGCAGTAATCTGCTTGCCGTCAATGAACAACCTGACTTCCTTACCACCGGTAATTTCATCACCATAGCGCTGGAAAATATCAAGAAACGCATTATAGCAGCCGTTGTAAACCGCGCCTTGCAGGTCGTAATAGCTTGTTGACCCGGATGATGTATTGCTGTAGTATCCATTTGCAGAAGTGGTGGAACCTGTAGAAGCATCGTATTCAGGAGTTCCTACGTAGGAAGAATTATCAGTTGAATATTTGCCGCCAAGGTTGCTCACAATGCCCGCAATCGCAGCACCTAAAGCAATTGCGGCTGCGCCCACAATAAGTGCTACAGGAATGCCGAAAACTGTAGACGAAAGCGCGCCGGCAATAGAAGTAAGGAGGCCAACAAACGCAGAGCCGACACTCCCAATCAAGCCGCCCATTGCAGCAAAAATTTCAGGAAAAGAGCTTACAAGGCCACCGAAAAGGCCTTGACTGATTGCAGTGCCAGTAGTGGCTAAAGGCACCTTCAATGCGCTAATTGATGCAGAAATCGTAGTTCCAAGATTGGAAACGCTCTTTACGATTTTTCCAAAATTGCTTGTGATGCCACTCCAAATGACCTTGCCGACTTTTAACGCTTCATTGAACAGAGTTTTAGATGCTTCTTTTAAAATTCCAGCAATGTTGGAAATAAAGCTTTGCGCATATGCTTTTACCTGATTTCGGTTCCCCTCTCCCATCGCCTGCCAGATAATAGCAGCGGCAGTTGTACCAATTGTTTTTAGGTCGCCGTTTTGCACAGCATTCCAAAGATTTTGTACCGTGCCGAAGAAGTCATTCTGCAAGCCGGAATCAAGCTCCTGCCACTTGCTGTCCAGACCGTTGAAGAAACCATTAACAAAATTCGTTGCGGTGGTCGTGCCATAGTCAATCATCTCGTTGCCCTTCTGCTGAACAACGTTTGCCAGATTGGTCACAGCATGTTCGACATAGGGAAGCGCGGCGTTGATACCGTTTGCAAGGCCTTTGTCAATAAATTCACCAAAGCGCTCAAATAGAGCGGAGGGAGAGTGAATTTCAGTATCGGTCGTGAACTTGTCAATGATAGCTTTGGCAAGATTTGCCGCAGCGCCTTTTGCGGTTTCAATGCCGCTCTTGATACCATTTACCAGACCTTGCCAAATGTTTTTGCCCGCTTCAAACATTTTGGAAGGAAGAGAAGCAATAGCATTTGCAACGGCTGTTACCATATCGGAAGCAGCTTTTGTGGCGTCTTTTGCCCACGTTTTGATATCATCGATAAATCCACGAACGGCTCTCGCACCATTTTCGACGTGTTCATCGAGATGTACAAACCATGTAACAACATTCTTTACCCAATTGATAAGGTCAGCAAAACCAAGAACCGCCTTTTCGATGAAGTTACCGTTCATCTGAATATCAAGACGGTCGGTTTCACTCACTCCATTGGTAATCCATCCGACAAACACTCCGATATCGTGAATCAGCTGAGCAATGCCCATGACGGCATTCTCGATGAAGTTACCGTTCATCTGTAAGTCAAGCCTGTCAGTTTCGGAAACACCGTTCTGAATCCATCCAATAAAAATTGCGAAATCATTGATAAGGTTTCCAATGGCTGTAATTGCGTCACCTACAAAATCAGCAACTTTTTCGCCCATAGACTTGAAAGCGTTGAACCAGTCCGTTTCCATCCCAAAAGCTTCTTTTTGACTTTCGCTACCAAGACCACGAACTGCAACAGTGATAGCTTCAAAACCAAGAACAGCAAGACCGGCTACAGGATGACCGCTAACAATAAGACCGATGCCCATAAGTGTTGTAATTAAATCGCCAACATCAAGATCAAGATCTTTTACAACGTCAGAGATTGTTTTGAACGCAGAAGAAATGCCATCCTGCCAACTTTCTGGAATGAGATTCCAGATTACTTGCTTTAAGTTAGAAAAAGATTCTTTCAGGTATTTGATGGATTCTCCGAGTTTTCCATCTGTGAGTGATATATTCCAACCCTGCCTAAGCCCTTCCGCAGCAAGGTAAATCATAGCTCGAACACGTTCAAGGCCTTTTCGGAACGCCTCACTGTTTTGGTACAGGTCAACAAAACGAGCAACCATGATGCCAACAGCGACAGCTGCTCCCATAATGGGAGACTTCCAAAGCTTGAGAATTCCTTCAATTAAAGAGCCATCGCCTTTGATTTTATTGAGAGCTTCAAGCAAAGCGTTGCCAATAGCCCACGTTGCAAATCCGGCAGAAATACCAGCAATCAATGGCGCAAGCTTTTCCAGCTTTGCCTTGATTTCGTCCACGGCGTTGCCAACATAGTTCTTGAACATATCGTAGCCGGACAGGTCTACATCGCCCAAAATGTTTCCAGCAGAGGCACCGCCGCCAGAGCCGGAGCTTCCCTGAGTGGGGTCAATAATGTTCAGTTCATCAAAACCCATCGTGTAGTCCTTGAGGGCTTTGGCGGCTTTCTTTGTCGAATCGGTTGTGTTATCCATTGCGTCACCGATGCCGCCAACACTGTCAGCGCTCTTGGTGAAATCAGTAAACACAACCTTTACACCCATCAGCTTTGCCACCCACTGAACAAACTCTCGAATGAGCTGTACGGCGGCAATCAGCGGGGGAAGAATGGATTTCATGGCAGGGTAGAGCAGAGAGCCAACAGACTTCGCCAGCATATCCAACTGCGCTTTCAGAATCTTAATCTGGTTCGCAGGGCTTTGGATGGTCTGTGCAAGGTTGCCCTGCACGTTGGCAGTCTGCTTCATAATGGCAATATAACGCAGAACTGCCTTATCTGCCTGAGACAGACTAGAAACCTGTTTGTTAAAGCCCAAAGCAAGAAGTTCCTGCTGTAACCGTGCCTGAGACAAATCAACACCCAAACGGCGAATAGGCTCAATCTCACCAGAGATTGCGGAGGACATTGCGGTAAAGGTCTCTGCAACGTTTTTGTTCCAATAGGAGCCTTCGTCATAGGCAAGCTGAGTCAGGTTCTTAGACAGAATGTATGCTTTGTCGCTGGTCAGACCAAACGAAGTGCCCAAGCTCTGGATGGTAGCCATGTAGGTCATCGCTTTTGTCGGGTCAACACCAAGCAAGCCCTGCATCTTGCTAATGAGCGTATCGGCTTCACCGCTCAAATTGCCCATAGCATTATGAAACAGGTCTGTTGCTTCATAGAAGTCGTTAAACTTCGCAACAGCGTTGCCAAGATACTCAGCGATAGCTTTCAACGAGACCAGCTTTGCCATGTTCCGCATAAAGCCGTTCATCTGATTGGACAGGCTGAGATAGCTCTTGCGCTGCTTTTCGTTGGCCGCGGTCACACGGTTGGCCTGTGTGACCACCTTGCTCAACTGCGGCGGGAGCTTTGCAAAAGCGTTGCCTACTTTGTCAAGCTGAGATGCAAGGGGAGTAATGGCAGAAGAAATCTTCTGGCAAGAGCTTGCAAAAGAATCAAGGTCAGTCGCTTTCAGCTTGTCGGTCAGGTCAGGAACCTTTCCGATCGCATTGAAAGCACTGCCAAGAGCTTTAAGGTTCGATGCATCCAGAATGGACAGCGGAGCCAAAGCGTTAGTGAGCTGAGTAATGCTTCCAGACATGGAGTAAAAGTCCACGCCATTCAAGCCAGACACAGCCGCAGGAATCTTCTTGATGGCATTCACGACCGTGTTGATGCTCTTTGCGCTTGCTGTCGGGTTGACGTTGGAAAGCCCATTCAGAAAGCTGTTGATTTTGTCCAGCCCGGACATTCCAGCGGATGCCTGTTTCAGCGTTGCAATGGAATTGGCCAGCTTGTCAAGGCTGTTCACAACCTTTGTGACGTTGCCCTTTGTTCGCAAATTAGAAATGGCGGTAGCGAGCTTGTCGATATTAAGCTCTGCACCCTGTGATTCCGCAGAAATTTCTACGGATAAGCTCGTAATATCAACATCAGCCATCACTACCACCATCACTTTCCATCATAGAGAACATCATTCTCTTGATTCGCTCTTGCGCCTCAACTGCGCGTTGGTATTCATACTCGTCTTTCTCCTTTTGAGTAAGGGGAATCGGTCTATCCATGTACTTGATGGGGCTAGACCCTTTCTTTCGGAACATATTGCCAACTGTAGAGGAAAGCGCAGATGCCATGTAAAAGCCATTTCTCCACGCTTCAGCATTGGCTCTGCGTTCCCGCAGCTCCTCTGCGTCACGGTAGACCTTCGCCAGCCAGACATCGCCGTACCAGAACTGGTCGTAGGTCATGCCAATGGAGATGTAATAGGCTTCTACATCATGGAACAGCTTGGAGAAGGAGAATGGCTCTCCCTCTTCGTCTGCTTCCTGAGATTGTGCAGTTACACAATCTCCCACGTTGCGTTTTTTGCGGTCTTGTCCTCAGTGTCAGTTGCCAGCAGGGACTTGGAAGCATCCACGAACATCTCAAGCAGAACGCCCATAAGGTCTTCCTTATCCTCAATGTGCTGGAACATCTCATCAACGACCTTGCGCTTGATGCCCTTGTTCCGTGCAATGAAAGCACCGTAGAACAGGGCACGGGAGTTGGACAGCAGATTGGTCATCTGAGTGTACTGGCCAATCTGAAAACCTGCACGTTCGGTGGCTTCCACGCTGTCACGGGTGAAGGTCAGCTCGTAAGTGTTCTTACCATCGGGGGAATGAAAGTTGATAACCTTAGTAGCCATAATAAATGCTCTCCTTTATAAATAGGGGCAGAACCAAATCCGTTGTTCAGTTCTGCCCGGTTTGATTGATTCGATTTTTTCGGTTTAGCCGCCAGTAACAGTCAGGGTCTCGCTAAACTCAGGCTTCTTGGTGAAGATGCAGTTGATGGTCATTTCCACAACCTCGTCCACGCCAAAGCCAGACAGACCAACCTGATGCATGCCCTGCCAAGTGAAGCCGGAGCCGTCCTGCATCTTCAGGGCGTAGTACTTCACGGCGTTGCTATCGGAAGTCTCATCATAGCCAGCGGCCTTGACCTTCGTATAGTCAGCCTTGTTGTAGTTGGCGGTGAAAGACTTGGTGTCGCTCTGAATGATGCCAAAGATGTTGACCTGCATAGGGTCAGACAAGGTGGTGGCATCCAGAAGGTTCGGCTCAGAGATCAGGTCGGGCACATCCTTGATGTCGCACAGCTTCGTCAGAGCGGTTGCGCTGTCGCCACAATACAGGGTGGTATTCAGACCGGAGATAGCAGTACTCATAGAATGTTTACCTCCTTATTTTCGGTAAATCATTCCGTCCTCTCCGATTGTTGCCCCATAGCTGCAATCAATCCGATAGACGGAATTGTTGTACAGCCCATTCAACGGGGCAAACGATTTGCGATAAAATTTAAGCGATTCAAGAACAGAATCCACGATTCCAACGATGGAACGTGCTTCTGCAATGCGCCCGGTGTTCTTGTTGGAGTAAACACGAACACGCAGGGAAACGGCAGCGTACTTGCTGTGGCCGGCAGAATCAATGTGCACAGGAATATTGCTGTTTTCCTCTATCTGCACACACGGAAACTTCTTGACATTGCTGTCATTGATTTCACCAGTAACGAAGATGCCGGGCACTTGCTTTCGCAGTTCCTTGGCAACAGCCGTGAAGATAGAATTGAAATAATCAATCAACTATTCCAAACCTCCCTCCACGTTGCTTCGACCTGAGAAGCCATTTCCTCAACAGCTCCCCACATAGCCATAGCTGGCTCGTTGCCATCGGTATAATTCAGCTGACCTTTTCCATCAACTTGATTGACAGGTGTTCCAGCATTGCCGGATTCGCCGTAGTAGTACCATCTGCGGTTTGCACCTTGCCCTTTGCCGTAGGAGCCATGCGCACCAACGCCGGGCGGAAGTTCACCGCCATATCCGTTGTGATGTGCGCCAGTGCCAAACTCGATAAAGGCAACTGCCTTGCCCTCGGCAATGATGGTGCAAGTCTTGTCTTTTTGGTTGATATGGCATTTCACGTCATTGGAGCCAGCGTATTCCGCATTAGCGAAACGCACCTTTGCGACTTCAAGTCCCAACCAAGAAAGACGAAAAGCAAACGCTCTAGCCTTTTTGTTCAGGGTGGCCTTGTACTCCTGTATCTGACGTTCCGCATCACGAAGTCCGGCATCGCTCAACCTCACTTTAATTTTCACTTGCAGCCACCTCTTTCAGCGCATACAGCGTGTCCGTAATATGCTCTGCGACCTTGACCACAGTGTAATTGAAGGGCTTTGAAACGTCTGTCTGAAACCAGACGTGTGTGCCTTCATAAAGCGGTGTGTTGCGCTTTATGCTGGACGAGCTGACAACGTAGCTGTAATCCGTGAACGCTCCAAAAGGGTTTGCTTCCGCAGAACCAGTAGGAGGGCTGACGTTCAGCATCAGTTTTGCGGGGTCGCTCCACGATTCGTATGCAGATTCGCCAGTCTCGTTTCCCCACTCGTCCACAACAGGCTTTTTCTCGCCAACCGGGTTTGAATACCACAGCGGGCGTTTATCCAGCGGGCTTCCATTGAACATTAGCCGATAACACCTACTCTCGGAACCACTTCATTCAGCAGGGATTGCGCCACGTCGGAGCTTTCCCACACACGAGTAATGCCGTTGTTGGTATAGCTCGTCTGTCCGTTTGCGCCGATGTGGTTGTACAGTTCCGCTGCAATGCGTATCTGCAACGACTGATACTGCGAGGGCAACTCGTCCGGTCTGTTACCGAAGGGGTAGCCCTGTGCAAATATCTTGTCTTTGGCGAAATCAAGCAGCAGGTCGAAAAGTGGGTAGTCCTCGTCCGTGATTTCACGGTCAAGTGCAGGGGCGATGTACTGCCCCAGCTTGACTGCCGCTTCGGAATACTGGTCTCCCATGCTGCTTTCCTCCTTTCGCCTTAGTAAGCCTTGATGCAGTACACAGCGTCCATGCGCTCAAAGGACGGCAGGACGATTTCAGAAGCATAGACGTTGGCGTTGACCGGGTGAACGGTCAGCTCAGTGGTGATGGCAACGCCGGTGTTCACGATGGACACGGATGCACCGGACTGACCAGACAGCAGGTCTGCTTCTTCAGGAGTAGTGCCGTACCAAGTGCTACCCAGAGCGCCGGACGGAGCAACCACCACCATACCATCGGGCAGATATTTCTCGCTTGCGCTGTACTGGTCTGCCTTGAACATCTTGTCGTACAGATGGATGGTCAACCCAGTTGCGGACTCAACAATCTGCCGTGCTTCAGCGTCTAGCAGAACAGCGTTTGCCTTTGCGGTGACGGTCATAAACCGATTCTTCACCTCGTCCGCAGCAATCATGTTGCGGAAGGTAGCGGTGTTCATGTACACTTCGGTCACGACCTCGCCAACGCTTGCCAGAACAGCGTCCTTTGCGGCGTTCAGGTCAGCAATGGGGGTGGCGGTGGCGACGTTCCACTTGGACTTTGCGACAGAGACTTCCTTGTAGTTGGTGGACTTCCAAGTGCCGTCCGGGTCGTAGTTGTAGGTGTAGTTCACGCCGTTTGCCTTGATGGTGATGCCAGGAACGCCATTGACGGGAGCCAGCAGCTGCCAAATCATGCGCTCAGGCACGATGCGCGCGCCAGTGATAAGCTGTGCGGTGTCATCGTACAGACGGTTCATCACGTCACGGGCATAGGGGTCATTGCTGTCCAGAACACGCAGGATTTCCTGACGGTCTTTCTCGCCCAGATGGTAGCCCTCGCGGAAGAACGGCATCTCGGTCTCATCGAACTTGAAGCCCTCACGGGTACGGAACGTAGCCTTTGCGTCAAATGCGCTGGGCATCAGAGAAACGCCAACGCCCTTGTGACCGCGCAGCCACTTCAGGTCAAGACCAGCCTTCTTCTTTGCGGGGAACAGTGCATCAGATGCGAAAGGCATCGCATTGGTGGGGTCATTCGTCCAATAGGCGGCAATCGCAGCCGGGGCAAAGACTTCCTTAAGATTCAGTGCCATGTTGTTTTACCTCCTATTAAGCGTTCACGCTGATGTTGTCACGGCAGAAGATGCCGGGAACGGCGGTCTTGAGTGCCTTGATTGCGTCAGCGTCAAATGTGAAGCCGGAACTCGCCGCTGCCTTCTTGGTGTCGATAACGCCACGAATCAGCAGAGAAGCATTGGGGTTCTCGTTCGGGTCAACGTCATACAGCAGGATGCCGTCAGCGTTGATGGTCTTTGCGCCAGTGTCGCCAGCGACAGTTGCTTTCTTGCCAGCCAGCGTCATGGGATAGCCAGCCTTAACCGCAGCAGTTTCGGTCACGGTAAAGGGGATGGCGGTGTAGTCATTGGAAGCAAGGATGGTATCGTTGATTCCGTTGACCGTGTTTCGGGTAAACTTCATGTTTTCCTCCTTGTTAATGGAAAGCACTCATTGCGTCACTCGATGCCTTAGAAGTATTTGCGTTCTGCTGTGCAAGGCTCTTAGCAAACGCCACACCTTCGCTGTCAGAACCGCCCTTGCCATCCGCACCCGGAGGTGTGGGCATATCCTTCAGCAAAGAAGCCTTGTAAGCGGTGTCATGGACGGTCATAAATTCCGACTGGAACTTAAATACCTTGTCCATGTCACCGTCAGCCAGTGCAGACGCAGCCTTGTTGGCAAGTTCAGCGTCATAACCCTGTGCAACGAACTTCTCACGGTAAGATGCAAGGGTCTTTTCCTTGACGAGGTTCTCCTTGTCGGCAGTCAGGGCTTCAATCTGCTTCTGCATTTCCGCCAGCTTGTCAGCCTGTTCCTGTGCGGCGTTCTCGTCATCGGTGCGCTTTGCCTTGAGCTGCTTCTTGTACTCAGCAGCTTCGCTGTTGGCTTTCGTCACGGCGTTGCGCAGCTTCTCAACCTCTGCGTTAGGGTCTGCAACCTTTTCAAGCGCAGAAATGATTTCATCGGCGGTCATGCCCTCTTTGTAGGCATCACCAAGTAACGCTTTGTAGTTCATATCGTTAATTTCCTCCTGCGTTTTTTTACCGTTGCTTCCCTGCAACGCTGCGAAATTTATATCCCGGCTTCCCTGCCGGAATATGCAAAGGGTTATTCGCCCTCTGTTTCTTTATTAGCATCGTCAGCCTGTTCTTTGACCATTTTGTTAGCGTCAACAATATGGTCTGTGGGCTGTTCCTGCGGCTTCGGTGCTTTCCCGTCCTCTCCTAGCTTGCCAGCGGCAATCAGAAAAGGCTTGCTCATTTCATAAGCAGCTTGCGGGTCTGGGAACAGACCGGGCGTGGTGAACGCCAACTGCGGGTCAATCGGTTGCTGAATCATCTGTGCGAAAATCTGAACCTTACTCTGCTGGTTGTCATACTGACGACGCGGCAGTTTGATATTGATGTCACTTGCCATCAGCTTAGAACCAGCCGTGTCACGCAGGATTTTCAGCATTACAGACAGGCTCTGGCGTTCAGCATACTTGAACATATTCTCGTACTGCTGTGCCCTTGCTTCGGTGTGATTCCAGCCGTTGCGGACGATAACTGCGCCCACGTTGTCGGACGTTGCATTCTCGCTGCCGGTGGCGCTAGGCATGGCAGTCAGACTGCGGTACACGTTCAGCATGGAATCAAGCAGGGTCTGGCTCTGCTGCTGGTCAAGCTCGTTTGCAATCTGCGAAACAGAAGCGGGCAGACCAGAAGTGGATTTCAGGCACATTGCGCCAAGTTCCTTCACTTGGTCAAGTGAATCCTTGTCCACAAGGCAGTTGGTAAACACCATGATGGACTGGATGAACTGTGCCACGCCGTCCAGACGGTTGCTTTCAAGATCATTGATGGCATCCAGCACAGGGATAGCCGGTTCAAACAAACCCATCCGCTCCGGGTTCAGCTTGTATTCGACCATCGGCAGCATTCCAAGAGAGTGATTCTCCGACTTTGTGACCTTGCCGTTGTCGATTTCAAAGTACTGGTTCGGCGTATACACGCAAATCAGGTCGTTCAGGTCGTTCTGATAATTGCGCGGGATGTGCAGCACGTTGGCGATGGGCTTGTGCCCGATGCCAGAGTTGTAAATCACATACGTCATGTCCGGGTCGGGAACATCTATCAGTAGGGGCGTTTCGTCCGGGTAGTTGCCGTTGTACCCCTTGTCAGGGAGAACAATGCGGTATCCCTGTCCGCACTCCAACATCCACTGCCAGAGCCGCCGATCAAGCGCATCCTTGCCCTCATACTGCAAGGCGTTGGACAGGCGGGCGATTTCCTCACCGTCACCTGTTGCCGTTTCAGACCGCACATAAGAGCAAGGAGTGCCGCTCATGTAGCCAGTGTAGAAGCCCACGCACTCATTGGCGTGGTTCTCTACAATGCGATTGGTGATTTCAGCGTGGTACTCCTTCGTGCGGTGGAGGACAGGCTGGCTACCCAAGTAGTAGTTGTGCAGAAATCGAATCTCGTTTTTGTTCAGCAGATGAATAGGTTCTGCCTTGCCCATGACCACTTTCAGCACGTTCGCCTGATTGATTTCCGTCTCCGGCGTTTCAATCGGTCTGCGTCCGGTCAGTGGATTATTCAAAAAGCCGTCAACAACTATCTGATACTCAGCCATGCGTTCCTCCTTTCCGGCAAAATAAAAAGCGCAGCAAGACAAACCTGTTAAGGTCTATCTCACTGCGCTTACAACTGCGCTTTAAAAGCTATTCAGTTCTTAAACTTTGGTACGGAGACCCATGTATATTTTGGAAGGTTGGAATCTCCAATTGTAATCCAATGGCAAAGAGGACACAGAAGGGAGAACTTGCCTTCCACTTCGCCAAGATAACGTCCACAATCGCAAGGATTACCGTGTGCGTCTTTTCGAGGACGCTTGCATCTGACTTTTGCTACCATCTGTGCTCCTTTCGTTGGATTTCTGGAAACAGGCTGTTGAGCACAGACCTGTCAGAAGCTACTGGGAAACTGTTCGCACTTCCAGCCGTGCTATTCTTCGCCCGAAGAAAACCATTGCAGCCTTTGCATTCAGTTGTCGGACAGACGTAAACGGGTCAGCTGCAATTTTGGGTGCAGGGGCTGGATTTGAACCAGCGTCCTCCAGCTTATGAGGCTGGCGAGCTACCGTGCTGCTCTACTCCGCCATAAACCCGGCTTGATTGGTTAACCGCTGCTCTTTGCAATGTCATGCCTAAACATCACATCGAGAGCCGGGAATAGCAGTGGAGGTTTTGGAGAATAAGTCCATGCAAAGCTAGGTGGTTGATTGTGCTGCGTAACGGAATCGAACCGTTGCTTGCCAGCCGTGGGGGAGACAGGCTGGCATTCCCCTTACAATTGGAAACGCAACATATAAAGTCCGGTGAAGGTGAAAGAGTGAGAAAACCTCCACCGGTGAAAGGAGGAATATGCTTGTTAACACGCACGCGAGTAAAATGACAAAACCCCGCGTGCAAGCTATTCCTTTAAGGGAAGCTGCAAAACTTCCTGCGTACATTATAAGCCTTGTCAAGTGGTGAAATCAAATAAATAGACCCAGCGAACACAATATATTGTGTTTTTAATCAAAATGGCCTCTTGACAGGCTCAATTTTGCTGATTCCGTTGTACAATTCATCGGCAAGTTGCGCCAAGCTGTCCGGTGCATCATCGTGCGGAACTTTGCCAAGCTGCGTGAACATCGTCACCTGTTCCATGAATGCCTTGTACTCTTTCGACTGGTGTTTTTCGTCAAGGAAATAGAACCGTTTGATGTCCGGCGCATACTGGATGATTCTTGACAGCTTGCTTTGACCACTGGGCGCACGCTGGCTGCGGACAGAGCAGTGATAACCCTGCTGCCGGAGCTGGCTGTCTACCACGTCACAATATTCATCGCCGCCGTTGTTGGCTTCGCCACGCACCACGTTGATTTTATGCTGAATAATTTTGCCCACAACTTCCGGTCTGGTCACGGTCTTATCGCCGTTGTTGAACACAAGGTCAGGGATGAACACGGCATCACCGTACACATAGGCGATAGGACAGGCGGTGAAGTCACCGCCGCCCCATGCAATATCCATAACCATGAGCTTGCGATCGGGCTCTCCATCGGGCAGAACGCCGTTGAAATACCGCAGTTCATCAGCAGGGAACAGCAGACCTTCGCGCACATAGGGCTTACCCATGTACTTTGCCCACCATGTCGCATCGTCAATGCTTGCTTTCATATCGGCATAGTAGGCATCGTCAAAGCCAACGCCATAGTCATAATTGAAGTTGCTGTGTCCGTTCTCGTCCACCGCAGGAATCACCCGGAATCGGTACTTTGGGTTGTCTGCATACTGATTCTGGATGCGCCCCAGAGGGTCAAGCACGTTCCAGCGTGTGCCGACCATAAGCTCTAATGCGCCTTGCTTTTTACGGTCTTTCAGCTGGTTCAAATAGGCATCGTACTTGTTGTTCAAACGCTCAACATTCAGGCTTTCCTCCAAGTCCTCGATCAAGTCATCGCTGTACAGAACGCCGCCCTCGCCGATTTCAACAGCACCGGTCAGCGTACCGCCAATGGAGCGGCAAGTCAGGGTTGGGAAGCGCTTCTTTCGGTTCAGGTCAACACTTTCGTCCTTTGCGCTTTTATCCACAAGCTGAACGTCAGGGAAGATTTTGCCCCAGTTGTAGGTAACAGGGTCAGTGATGATCGACAGCACTTCGCCGTAGAAGCCGTTGGTCAACTTGTCAGAGTGTCCGCTCATAACCGATGCAACGTCAGGGCGGTTGCCCATCAACCATGTGATGAAGAAGATGCACAATGTGCTGTTATGGGTGGGAATCAGCCGCTTACCAGCGCAGTACACGCCACCCTCAACCTGAATGCAGTTGCCCTGCTTCGGCTCAATGCGCTCAAACCCACAAAATGCCACACGGCGAGGTTTGGAGAACTCTTTTAACTGCTTGCGAGGAACAACGCAAGGGATAGGACAGGTAGGATTAAAAGAGATGGAATAGACTGTCAGATTGCCTTTAATGCCACTAGATGATACACGAGGTGGATATTCAACCACGCTGCATCTCCATCCAAAGGTAGAAACCAGCGTGACAAAATCATCTCTCATTTGCGGCTCTGTGGTAGAAAAAGCGTACCGATGCTCTTTTGCCCGTAACGTACCGTCTGTATCGAGCAGGCCAGCAAGCAATTCCATGCGCTGTGCAATGCTGGCTGTAAAGTATTCTTCTGGGATATGCTTCACGCAGCGGCGGTGACTATGGCACATATCGCCTTTTTGAAGTGCTTGTCGCAAACCAGAGAATCCGTAGTACTCAACACCAGTGTCCTTGTGAACAGTGTGCCAGCTAATAGGGTATCCATCGTTAATAACGCGCTCTACAATCGCTCTATCACAAGGCGGTTCACAAATATCCGGGTGCTGATTGCGACCATCACCAAGCCAAGCACCTAGTGTATACGGCTCAACAGGCAGCTTCTTATACTCTCCATCAACAAAATTTTTGAAGGGAACCTGATAACAGAACCTTATGCCATCCTTCGTGTCGGTAACATAATCTTCCATCATCCGTTTGGTTTCGACCACATCAAATCCGTTCTTATGACGGTTAAAGACAGGCCACTCGTGGTTTTCGTGACAGTCAATATATGTGCCATCAGAGAAGTGGCAGCGGATGTTTGCATAATTCTTTGGCGATACCGCCAGCACCTTCACAAACTGACCTTTCGGGCTGATAACTTCATCACCAACTTGCAAATCGCCGTGATTCTTCCAGCCGTCGCGCGTCAAGATTGGCGTATCATCGCTCAAAAGCTTACCAACACGAGCCGGAAGACTAACCCCCAAGAAGTCAATCCGCTTATAAAACAAGTCCTCTAGGTCATCTGCCAGCACTTTCAGCACCCTGCGTCTCGGCTGATAGAACTTCTTCTCCGGCGCACGATTCCATTCGAGGTAAATGCAATAGCTGTCGAACACGTCTTTTGCTTCAAACAGGTACGTCCGGCCGATAATGTCATAGACCTTCGCCACGTCCTCGCCTGTTTTCATCTTGCCCATCATGGATGCGCAGACGGAACGCAACTCACCAGAGTATTTGTAGGCATTGAACCGCTTGTCCTGAGACAAAGCATCTCTCAGGTTTACCACCGCCTGAAACCAGTCCTCATAGACCTGTGCTTCTGTTGGATTCTGCTTTGCATACGCTTTGATGCTGTCAATGATGGCGATACACTGCTTTGGCTGCATAAAAAAATAGGCACCCCCTACCTGAAAATGTAAAGAGTGCCTACAACTGCACAAAAATCAAATATTCGGTTTTATAATGCTGTTTAGGAAAAATTATTTGCTAAAATTCGTTTTAACAGATAGAATGTGCTGTTTATTTGACTTCTTCTGCAAGCTGGTTGAGCCTGCGTTTCAGCTCGTCCGCATCATAGTACAAGGCGTCTGCGACAGAGTTGAGAATATCAGGCTTGTCGGTGTAATCGTACAGCGTTTCAATGAGTTTCAAACTCTGTTCTGACAATTTTACGGGTTTCATGCTTTATTCCTTTCTCTGACTATATAAAGTAGGTTTTGGTTGTTCATCTCCTAGCATCAGCTTATAGCGGAGATACTTTTCGATAATACTGTGTCTTTCTGCCAGTGTACCGTAAATAAAGATGAGAGCATCTTTAGCAGCATCGTATTCATTCGGAAAAATGACAATCTCCTCGTTTGCAAAAGTCACGGTGCAGTTTTCCGAATGGCAGGCTTCCAAGAACCGCTTAATTTCAAGGAATCCACCAAAATCAAGCATAGACCGTAGCGTGATGCTTCCGTTCTTAACAATCAGTTCTTCTCCCTGCATATTATCCAGCCTTTCTCTGTTCAGCAATCCGATACCATGTCTGGCGGGTCACGCCAAGCTGTTTGGCGGCATCCGTGACCGTCAAAAGATTTTGCGAAACTTTTTCGTAAAGTTCCTTATACAAAGAAAAATTATAAGAGGTGGGTTTTCTACCCTTATATTTTCCAGCGGCTTTTGCCTTTGCGATTCCATCAAGGAATCTTCTCTTATATTCGGTTTTATCTTCTTCTGCGTCAATAATCGGATAGCCTTTTTCCTTCAGCTTATATTTTGTCGAAATCTCCATTGCTCTTGCAACATCTCTAGGCAATTCATCAGAGATTTTCAGAGTGACGCATTCGTAATTATCCAAAAACTGTTTGAATGTCTCACTCCTCTTGTTAATGTCTTTGTATCTTCCTTTTCTGCCCATGCCAACATAAAATGGCGTGAGTTCTTTGCGTTCAATGAAAAACCAGATATACACGCAATAATGCTTTTCATCTTCTGATAGCTTTTCCATTTGCTTTTCAAAGTCCATATTTTCTCCTTTGTTATTGCAGACTTCCCAAAGAAATGGTATAATACTTCTGCTACCATTTCTTTCTGTTTTGAGAATGGTGGTGGTCACTTTGGCGGTAGTTCTGTGGTGGGACTTCCGCCTTTTCTATTAAAAACTGCAATCGCAATTTTTACAAAATAGGTTCCTGCTTTCCTTTTACCCATTCATCATTTTTTCCGTAGCGGTAATAGCCCTCATAAGTCTTTCTGTTCCCAAGGATAGATTGAATTGTGCTAGAGGTAAACGGCTTTCCGTTTCTGCCGCAGTAGCCTTCTTCATTCAATCTGTCTGCTACGCCACGAATTGTATTGCCAGCATCACGCAATTCAAAAGCACGCCGAACAATTATCGCTTCATCTTCTTTGATTGAAAGTTCACCATCCTTAACTTCGTATCCCATCGGAGCCTTGCCGCCGCTATAGCCGCCGCTTGCAGCCTTAATGGCTCTGCCACTAGAAGTCCTTTTCGTGATGTTCTCACGCTCCATTTGAGCACAGCAAAGAGTAAACGCTTCAAGCATTGTAGAAAAAACTCCCATTTTCCCAAAATCTTCCGCAACGCTAATAAGAGAAATCTCTTTTTTGAGCAGAAGCATCTTGTAATAATAATAAACGTTGATGTCTCTTGCAACTCGATCGCTTTTTGCAACAACAACCGCTTCATACGGAGGATTGGAAACATCGCCATACACGATACTATCAAATCCCGGCCTTTCCTTTGCACCGGATTCACCAGCATCAGTAAACCACTTGATGATATTCATATCATTCTTGCGGCAATATTCTTCGATTTGCTCTTTCTGGGCTTCCATTCCAAATTTATCTTCGCCACATTGCCCATCAGTGGAAACTCTGACATACGCAGCTACATTTTTCATTTTTACCAGCTCTCTTTCTTGACCCTATTATACACTATGTACGTTTAATCGTCAAGAGAAAGTTTGCGTATTTTTAGCTTTTTACTATCAACAGGTGGGTCAAACGGCTGTAAACTTTTTCGTTGCTTTACAAACTGTATACTCGAATACTAGCCTTACGAATTATCGAAAAATAATTTTCAAGTTACTATCACTAGGGTAAACTAATCCGTTTACGGGAGTACTATCAAATAACGTAAATTTACATTAGAATGCGTAAAATGTCACAGATGTGTGACTGAATTATACAAATTGGGCTGTTGACAACTATATACCAAGCGTCTATAATCTAAGACAGCAGAACACACGATGAATCAGCCAACAACGGTAGATTTATCCTTTGTGGCATAAAAAATAGGCCATCAGCACCACCGACCAAAGTTGCACTGATGACCTATTCCACCACAAAACAGAAGCTGCGCAACCAAGGGCGCAGTCTCGGTTTCTGTCAATTATTATAGCAGAAGCAGACCGCTTCTGCAATAGAAAGGAGCAAAAAACATGAAATTTCCCACGACAACCGAAGAATTTCTGAAAACCATTGCCCATGGCAAAGAGCCGACCAGCGAGGACAGGGAGTACGCAGAAGCGCTGGGTAAGCTGTCCGAACTGAACTACCGGGCAGGGTACGAAGCGGGAGCAGCCAAAAATAAGGGCTGAGTTTTGTGCAAATCTACAAACTTTTAGATTTTGTACAGATACCAGTACTACATTAAGCGTTTGCGTAATTGACAAGCCACAACATATTGCGTATACTGGTTGCACCCACATGAAAGGAGGTGAGTTTATGTACAGTCCTTATCTCGAACGCCACAATCACACGTTCACTGTTGCGCTGACCGAACGGCAGTTCCAGTGGCTGAAAGCCTATTGCACCGAGCACAAGGTCGCACAGGCCGCAGCCATCCGTGACACGTTCTTTGAGGTGCATCCCATCCCGGAGACCGATGAAAAAGAATAAGACGCTCGCTAAAGTTTGGCGACCACAGCGAACGTCTTATGAAACACTCAGAGAGTATAGACCCTCTTTAGGTTATTATACCAGAGATGGCCTACTCTCGCAAGATAGAAAGGTCAAATTTCTATGAATAATAATCTCGAAACCATCCGAATCTTCTCCGAAGATGTTATCCCTGTGTACGACACCGACACTGGCGAAAAGGTTGTGCTGGGTCGAGAACTGCACGAAAAGCTCAAAATCAAGACCCCTTATCACATCTGGTTTCCCCGTATGGTGGAATACGGGTTTGTCGATGGCACGGACTATTTCACGGAGAACAAAAATGTTCACCGTGAAGATGGGCGTAAAATGCCACAGGTTCAAATCGACCACATCATCAAGCTGGACATGGCAAAGCACATTGCGATGATTCAGCGGACACCAGAGGGCATGGAGATTCGCCAGAAGCTGATTGATCTTGAGAAGAACGTGTCCGTCAACCAGTTCGCAGGGCTTTCTAAGGAACTGCAAGCAATCCTTGTGATTGACCAGCGCACCATGAAGCAGGAGCAGCGCATTTCCGCTCTTGAGAACACTATGACCATCGACTACAATCAGCAGCGCGTGTTGAAGCGTGTCGTGAACACAGTAGTTATCAACGCTCTTGGCGGCATGGACAGCCCGGCTTACAAAAGCCGTAGCGTCTCTCAGAAGCTGTTCATGGAATGCAACCGAGACATTCAGGACTGGTTCAACGTGAACAGTCGAAACAACGTGCCAAAGAAGCGGTTCGATGAAGCTGTCGAGTACATCAAGAAGTGGAGACCGTGCGCAAACTCCGTTATGTTGGTTCAGGTCACGAACGGCCAGACCCAGATGCCCATGTGAAAGGAGGACGAATATGATTAACGGCGATAAGTACGAAAGCCTTGACGAATACATCAGTGACACTCTGGAAAACATGGAGCGGCTTTGGAGAACGCCTGACGTTGGAGAAACCTACAACGGGCGAGTGATCGCTTGCAACGGCAAAGAGGTTGCGTGTGGCTATCTCTCCTACGAAGCAGACGAATACGGCGATTTGAGACCGTACCTGTGCGACAACGGCAAGATTGTCATGCGTGACATTAACTATTGGATGCCGATGCCGAACGTGACCAGCGCATTGAAGAAGTAAACAGCCAATAAGAAAAGCCAGTGGTTAAAGAATATCTAGCCGCTGGCTTTTTGTGTTATGCGTTAATCTTGAATGGCAACCACTTCATAAGAGCTATAACCGGTAAATCCGCTCAATGGATGCAGTTCAAACGATGCTGTCTGTCCAGAAGCGAGGCTGTCCATAATGTAAGTATACTCACCGCCGACAGGGACTTCGTTGCCTTCGGTGTCTTTCATCTTGTAAAGGACAATGACCTTGACGGCATTGCTTGTGAACTGGCTGTTGTTCGTAACCTGTCCAGTGAATCGCAAATCATAGCCTGAGCCACGTTTTGAAACATTTGTAACGGCAAGTTCGCCAGCACGAACAATCTGATTTGCAGGGCTTGCTTCGTGCACGTTCCAATTCTCTGCGCTTGTCGTATACTCAATTCTTGTCGGCTTAATGCCATCAGAATCAAAAGCAATGTAATCCCCAAACCAATAAGAATCACCCTCGCCAACCCAGTCCAGCGTTTCAGAATCGGTCTTTAAGACGGAGCCGTCTTCGCCGTATACCGTGACGTTCAGCGAAACAAAATCAACTGCCCAGTCGGGATTAGGATTCTCAACCAACACAGCGTAGAACACATAGTATCTCGTTTTGCCGTATTCATACTTGGTTTCAAGGTGACTATGGGATTCCTTAATGTTTATCGGCTGCACTTGCGTCGCGTTAGTTTCTTCCAGCTCAACGGGAGCAGACCATTCATTGGGTTTCGTCGTTGCCATTGCGCTAATAGGCATAGCAAGCATCATAGCCGCTGCCAGAGCCACCGCAATGATTCTCTTCCTCATTTTTGATTCTTCCTTTCTTTGGCCAAAATTTTATATAACGCTTGAAATACCATGTGCCATAAGATACACACCAAAAACCAAAAGAGCAGCGCCGATAATAATGCCCCATATTGAAGCGGCAATCTTTTCGTTCTTTTCTCTCTTTTCTTTGTTCTTGTCATTCTTTTGGTTCATTACAGATTCCTCCCTTTCAAGGCTTGTAAGGCAAGTATAGCACAGAACACAGGCCCTTTGTAGGGGTCTTTTTGTTTTTGCGGGAAATTTTTGAGATTGACAATGGGGGTGGGGTGATTTTTTTGAGCCTTTTTTATTTTTTCGGTGGTTGAAAGACTGACCGGGCGGGGCTGGGCGGCGGCTATATACCCCGCCGGTGGAGACCCAAGCCCCAGC